TTCCCAACTCATTCTAAATCACCCTTTCTACTACCCCAACTAAAAGAACCATCCTTATTCGGAGCATAAGTGTCGTCGTCATTAAACTCATCAATTCTGTAAGAGTCTTGTGAAACTATTCCACGGTTATTCATCTCAAAAGTTACAAGATGTTTACTATCGTGGACGATTCCAACCAAAATTATAAAACCTTCATCATCCATATTATAAATAGCCATAGTTATATCTAATATTGCTCCCAAACCTAATAACGCATCCCCATTATTAATTTCTTTCTGCATTACTTCTAACTTTTCCATTACGTTCTCTGTTAGTTGTTGATGAACTTTTTTGTCGTAATCAACAGAAGGGCCACCAAAGGCACTAGCATCAAGAAATTTGTTAAGTGTTAGAAGTTCTTGGCGAATCCCGTTTAAAAATTGTTTAACTTCTCTTTCTAACATATCAATAAGTTTTGCACTAGAATTTGTTTCGGTTTTTTTTAATATACTTTCCCAACTCATTGTAATTTCTCCTCCATTTATTTTGACGCTTCATAAGTTATTGCTAATTGTTCAAGGGTAAGTTTGTCATTCTCGTATTTCATCATCAATCGCCTCCTTTGAGGTCTACTTCTAAAACTAATTGGGATTTTTGATTCAAATTAACAACATACTCAACATCAAACTCACTATTGGATGCCTCAAACTCAAAATCCTTTTTTGTAATAACAGCCTTATCTTCATAGTCTTCATCATTGGGAGGAATCCTAGAATAGAAACTGACTTCACCCTCTACTCTATCTATTTGTTCTACATATACTCCACTTTGATTTTCTGTTGTAGTATAAATCTTAAAAGAATAACTTTCCACTTCTAATCGTTTTTTATTAGAATCTAATATTTCTACTGAAAAGTTTCTATCCCTGTGGGTTATATTTTGCCACACTTCCATTTCTTGCTTCTTAATGTCTTTTAGTATATTTTCCCAACTCATTCTAAATCACCTACTATTGGTAAACTCATTCCTATTTGCCATACTATCATGTCAGTTAGCAATCTAAGTTTCATCCTTACCCCCCTTTGGGTATACTACTCCTTTAATTTGACTGTAAAGAGTTTCATAATCTTTACGAAGTTCTGCGGCACTAGCAAGTATGTCAAGATTCTGTTCTGAAAAGGTTTTCATTTTTTTAGTTAGAGATTTATCTGATTTAACTAAATCTAAATCTGACAGTTCTTTAATGACTTCTTCTAGTTTAGTCATCTCTTGTCCCATATACTCTGTCGGTTGTGTAGACTGTAATAGTTTCTTAAGTTTCTTCTTTTCTTTAGGCTCTAGTTTTTCAAGAAAATCTGATGCTTTCAAAACCTCCTGCCACGACATAATGTTCTCTCCTAGTGATACCTAGTTAATCTGTATTTGCCTCTTTCTGTCTTTACCGACAGTAAATTCGTAATCTTTTACTGTAACATTAATTAGTTTTTCCATTGTTTTTAATGCTTTAAGATGTCTAGAATTCTCAGGCACAAGACTCGACATTTCTTTTATTGTAGAATAAATCTCTTCTATTTTATCAATTATAGTATCAACATCTGCAAAAACAGTTGTTGTACCAAAAACCCCTTCATCGTATATACTTGCAGTACCTTTACTATCCGACAAAGTATCTGTCACTTTATCATAAACCATATCTGTTGGTGATTGCCAATTCCTATCTTCTTCGTTTATAGTACCTTTACCTTGTTCAGTTACCTTTAGGTCTTTTAATCGTTCACGTAACGCATCAAGAATTTCCTTACTTTCAGATTCATCTTCTTTACTAAGTGACCTTTCTTCTTCAAGTTTGATTTTTTCTAGTGTTATTAGTAGTTCTCTAAATGTACTTTCTAGTCTCTCAATATTATTGCCTAAACTATCAATATCTACTTCTGATTTATTACCGAGTAGAGTTTCCAACTTATCTAATTTTTTTCTAGTCATACCTTTCCCTCTCAATACTGTCTTATTGATATCTGCAATTTGCTCTAAGAACTCTCTCAATATTTCTAGTGACTCTTGTCCATTATATTCCTTTTCTTCTAAGGTATCTAAATCAATTAAGTCTGCTCCTTGTATTGGAGCAACTGTATAACTTTGAGATTCATAAAATAAATCTAATAACTTAGGGTCAGCAATTGGTTTTTCTCCCGTCTGCTTAGGTACAAGAGAATAATAAAAATTCATTACTCTATCCTTACTTCCACTTTTTGGAACTAGATATGACCTAGCAAATTCCTTTACTAAGTCTCGCATCTCATCGGCATTTATGTCATTAGTCTGACTATATTTATCCAATACATTTTCCCAAAGTTTAATGTTTTTTGCAGAAGCAACTAGACTATCTTTTTTCCTTTTTACTCTAGCAGTTTCTTTATCACTACTTTCATTACCACTATATTCTGCTTCTTCTAACTCTCGCTTTTCTCTTGCGGCTAATTGTTTAGGAGTTAACTGAGTTATTCCTTCATCAGTATCTGCTTCCGTTTCAGCAAGAAAATCAGAAATATCAGGGTCTTTCTTCTTACGCAAGATATCCATAAAATTCTGCGCCATTTTGTTCACCTTAAAATGGAATATTTTCTTTTCTATTTTTTTGTTTCTTTGGAAGTAAAATTACGTCAGGAATATCAGATGCATTAGGTATCTTCTTTTCCACAGTAGTTTGGCTATCTATTCCACCAACAGAATAATCTCTATTCTTAGTTACATTTCTATTGTGATGAGCATACTGTTCTGCTCTTGCGTTCGCTAGTTCTTTTTCTAATTCTCTTACACCTTTCTTTTCTGTCATATTATTCACTCTACCCATTCAATTATTTTTTCAAGATTTTGTTCTTCTGCTACTGCGGGGTCTACTGGATGTGCTCTTGCTTCTTCTATTGTTTCAGCAGGTTTAATTTCTCCCTCTCCACCCATTGAAGTTTCTCCACCCATTGCATCTGTTTGTCCGGCAACCTTTAGTATATTCCACCACTTCATCATCCTACTCGCCTCTCTGTTCGGGAATCAACGTTTTGATTACCTGCTTCTTGCGGTAATCCTGTAAACCTTTTATCAGGACCAGTTTCCATAGACGGTTTATTTCTAGTTTCTCCACCACCTTGATTTCCCATCAATTGTTGTTCTTGTAATTGTCCTAGTTGACTAGGGTCAATATCTGTTCCCGCATACGGGTCAGTTTCTACTTCTCCCTCACCCCCTTCCGGTGGAGGAGCCTCAGGTTGAGGTTCAGGTTTCTTAAATGTGAATCTGCCTTCATCATCCATATCAACTTCAAACCCTAAATTCTTAATAGAAGCGGCTACATTTACTTCAATCTCTCTCTTTCGTAGTTTAGCAATTTCATCTTCTTCTTCTGATGGTGGAAGTTTAAGTTCCCAATCAGTTATACCAAACTCCTTAGTCATAAATGGGAACACATAGTTATTCCAAATTGTTTGTGCCATCTCAACTGCTCGATTAGTAACAAGTATCTGCATACCCTCATTATTTAGTCCACCACTGGCAGAACTATCTGCCATGAATATTTTACTTACACCATAAAAAGCAGATATTCTATCTCTCAAATCTTCTTTGACTTGTATGTAGTCCATCTCCTTTAGACTGTCCATGAACTTAATCCATTCAACGCCACCCTTTCCTCCGTCGGATTCAATTCCCATTACAGGAATAAAGTGTGGGTCTTGTTCCATCTTTTCTTTGACCCCCCGCCAAAATGATTTCATAGATTCCATATTACGTGTCTGAACTGCTAACAAGCCTCTAGGCATTCTTGCCTTTGTATAAGAAGAATTAACATAATTTTCCATTGCTAGTAAAGTAGTAATGTGATTCCACATAGTCATAATAGGAGACTGTCCATATAATCTAGAAGGAGCATACTTACTAAAATGAAGTACTTCTCCTTCTATGAAATATTGTTCAGTACCATTTACTCTGTTAACATAATGAACAGGATGTAGTTCTGACCCACATATATCACAACTATCACTAATCGAAGTACTGATGTAATCTCTATGATTTAAACAAGTAAATCCTTCATGACCTCTCTCTCCATTTTCATCAGCATAAATATGCATAGATACAGGGTCTCCACGAAATACTTCTTTAATTCGATGCATACGAATGTCACCATTACCGTCAACGAAATATTCCTTAACCATAATCATATATGCATCGTCCATAATATTCAAATCGTCTTCTAATTCTTTTAGTACATCAATAAATAATTGTTCCGCCTTATTTACATGTCCATCTAATAACTTATGAATATATTTTAATTGGTCTCTATTTGGTTTAATTAAATTCAAACTACTACAATCAACGCATTCTTTTACGGGTTGTTTATGTTCTCTACCACAATCACCACAACGGCTAGTAAATTTTTCTTCCCATGTATACCCTCTTCGGAATATTTCATTTTTTAATTGAGTTATACATGTTCTAAGTATCACTGACTGGAATGCTACATGATAAATAATTGGAGCAGTAATCAGATAAGAAGTATCCTTCTCTTGAATACCCGGATTATATATCGTTCTATCTTGTGGCTTCGGTGTCGTCCTACGAGTTAATCGTTGAAACAACGTGGGTTTATTTTCTTCTACCATTTTATTCCCCCTCATTCTTTGCAATTGATTCTAGTTTATCCATTTCGGACATTTTATCGTTGCCGTAATATTTTACAACACTATCTATGTCAATCTCATACTTTGCGAAATCATAGTTCTTATCATCCTTGTGATTCTCATATTTCATCAATTTAAAGAGTTCTACCTTTCTAGCCTTATACCATCCGGCTTTTTTGTGACTCTTTTTCATTCGTAATAACTCGACTAATATTTCTGCATTTTTTTGTTTCAATTTAAAGTATGGCATACACTTACTAAGTATCTCAGTGACATCTGCTCTAGAATAAAAATTTAATCGATTAATTGGTTTAGTATCTTGTGGAGATTTTTGGTCTAGATGAAGTCTACCACATCCTAGAGACTTGTGCATTTCTAACATGAATGCTTTTCCTCGGTCTCCGGTTGCGACTAATCCAACTCTAGGGTTGTGATTTTTGTCCATTGTAATATATCCATCTGAATCTATAAATGCCGCAGTATATGCGTAGATATCTTTTTTAATTTCATCATTCATCTTATACAAAGCACCGTCTACAATAGTTATATTCGCAGACTTAGCAATTTTAGAAATGATAGCAGGTGAAGATTTTCTAAAAAGATTCTTGGGTAGTCTCTCATGTACTTGTCTTGCAGAAATACCCTGCTCCTCACTAACTAATCTAACAACATGCCTTTTAATTAATTCCTTTGGCCCAATATTAACAACATATTTTTTTATTGTTTTCTTAACATCTTTTTTAGTAGAACTCATTTCTTTACTAAGTTGAGCGTATTCTACATTAAATGGTAATCCTTCTCTTTCTATTCTTGCTTCCCAATACTTACACAATCCATCAATAACATCCCTTCTAGTAGATTCATCATGTATCAATGAAAGTTTAATTATATTTTCTTCTGATAATGTCATATCTTTCAATGCAGATTTATATTTTTTTACCCAATATATTTTATTTATACTACTATCTAGATGTGAAGAATATGCATCTATTAAATTATCAATAGATTTTGTTACTGCAATTTTTGATTCGCCCTTTAGAGTTCTTCGGTGTACTCTAAGTTCTTTAATCATCATAGGAATATCATTTCCTTCTATTTCATATTTCTTTAAATTAAAATGTATTGCTTTTCTAGCGTCTGATAAACCTACGTTATGTTCTTCGGCAAATCTTTTTTCAATCTCAAAGTGACTAGTAATTGGTTGAGTAGAAAGCCAATCACTTTTCATTTCTTCAGTAAGTACTTTTTGTTGTTCCCGAAGAGTTTCTTCTTGGTCAGCAAGTTCAGCCGCCTCCCTCAATTTGTCTCCTTTCTCTCCCATAGTATCACCTAGAAATTCATGCCCATGACACCGGACATACTGCTCCGAGTGCGAACAGGTGTATCAAAGATGTCCAAGTCATCTAGTAAAATGTACTGTTCTCCTGTACCTTGAGATGCGGCATTGGCTAATGCTAAACTCATTACCAAATCGTCATGTGCTCCTACTCCCTCAAACTTACCTGCGGCAGTAATAGAAAACATAGAAAGTTCTTCTATTAACAAATTGGTTACTCTTCGACTAGAATTATCTCCATAAGGAAATATCATTTTTTTATTCTCAATATTCATTTGTAGATTTAAAATTATTTCTTGTTTCTTTCTTCTAGTAGTATTAAAATCTCTAACATTCAAATCTGTCATATTCTTTAATTCTTGAGTAAATGCTTTGGCAAAAGTATTTGTCTCAAAAAGAATTTCTTCCGGTTCAAACACTTTCCCTATTAAGCGAATCTTATCTATATTTTCTCTGAACTCTATGTTCTTTGCCCTATCAACATGAACCACTGCTTTATTCTGTTCTTTGTCTACTTCTAAAACTGTAATTACATTGTAGTCTCCATCAGTAGAAATTGCAGGGTCAACTCCCACATAATATCTATATCCTTTTTCCTTTCTGTTACCTAGTTTTAAAATGTAATCTTTATTTTTACAATTAGTAACTAACTCAGGATTGAATAGTGCAGTTCCAGTAGAGATAGGAACGCAAAGATATTCTCTTGTAAATTTCAAAGAACCTATTTCCGCCTTTCGTTGCATGAGTGCATCAAAGTCCCAACGCTCAGGCCAAAGAGGTTCGTTAAGTGGATTCAAGCAAGGATATTTAGTTACAGTATATGCTTCATTTTCCTCTAACTGTGCAAAAATATCAGTATAGGTAAACGGTGTACCAATCATTCTCAACTTAGATGTGTGGTGAAGTGTTGGTATCATATCCCCAAAGAACCAATCAGTAACTCTTTGAATACCTGCTAGACTAAATTCTTTCAAAGGGTCGTCAATGATAATTTCTTGAGGGTGAAGTCCTCTAATTTGAGAACCAACGGAACGCTCTAAAATCGCATTGCCATTGGTTAACTGAATATTACCAATAGCCCAACCCCTACTAGGTTTGTATTGTTTTAATGCAGGGTGATTAAAATATCTATCAATTTCTCTCATGTGAACTAGAGTCTGCTTTTGGTTAGAAGATATGTATAACATTTGAAACGGTGGTTCTTGAAACACTAAATTCCAAACTACCCAACTGTGCATAAATACAGATTTTCCATGGTCTCTTGAACAAATGATAACTGTTCGATTAGTATTTTCCATTGACTCTAACCATTCTTGCATATACTCAGGAAACATTAATCCTAATACATTTTGAAAAAAATATGGGAAAGAAGTTTTAGATATCTCCATATCCATTTGAGAAACAAAATCTATATTTTCTATTTCCATGTTACCACTTTACTTTATTCGCCCAATATGCCGCAGAAGTTTTTCCACGTTTGATATTCTTAGCATGACGAGCCTTAAACGAATCTTGTTTCTTTTTGCGTTTACCTTTAGGGTCGCTTTCGGTAACAGTTTTTGCACCTTGTTCACCGAATCTAATTGTTTTAACTTTCTTTCCGTCCTTAACAACTACAACGTGTGATTTGGTTTTATGTTTAGGAGTTCTCTTTGGTTTACTAAAGCCACTAACACCTGCTCTTTTTAGTGCAGGGTGTTTTTTTCTTTTTACAATATCAAACCAAGTCATTGTTCTGCCTCCTTTTCTGCTTCGGGTGTAGGATATGTAGGAAATCCCCTTTTACCCGTTAGTCTACCCCTCATTTTCGCATGAAACTTAGAAGCATCAGAATCTCCTTCTACTCTCTTCCTAGACATCATTCTAGCATGATACTTTCGTTTTTCTTCATCTGTGAAATTATCATATTCACTAATATCTCTATGTTGTAAATCTTTATACTCATTTCCTGTTGTTTCCTCCCCTTCAAATGGTGGAGTATAGTTTGGATTATTCTTCATTCTATTATACATTCTAAAAGCCATGTTACTCTTAGAAGACCTTCCGTGTTCTGTAATAACTTTATGAAACAATCTAGACCAATATTTGTGTTTCTCATCTCTTGAATAATTATCATACATTTCTTTAGTAGTAGTAGGCATTCTCTCAATTGCATCATATTGTGGTTGAATCGTATATCTATTCTGTTCGTCTTTTAAAGAATAATAGATTTCTTTAGTTGTTTTACGTTCCAATCTTAAAAATTGTCTCATATGAAATCTTTCTAATTCTCTACGCCTTCTAATTTCGTCGTCCGGTAAAGGTGGGGCTTCAACTGCTCTTTTAACTTCTCTTTTATAATGAGAACGCATAGAATTATGATAATCCTGTTTATTTTTATTATCCATTCTATAATATCTATCTCTTGTTAAAGTACGCCATACGCCGCCATAAGGATTAGGCATTTTTAGAATACTAAACCAACTCATCTAACCCCTCCTCTTGAACCAACCATGAAGACCCTCATTTTCTTCTCTTCTGAATGTACCTGTCTTCCTTCTCTTTGGCTTTCCGCCTCTTCTCTTATAATCTTCACAAGCAGAACATGTAGGGCGGCATCTTCTTTTAGTTCCCTTCGAAGCATCTTTTCTACCACAAGGTTCTGTACCTTCTTTATCATCTTTACAAGATGCACAACTTACCCAATCTTTAACCAAGGTATCTTGCCAAGATTTTTTAACATCTTTTGTTAGATAAGTTTCTGCAATTAAATACCCTACTTTTTTACCTACTTCTATGTCACTAGGATAGTGGCTACCTAATTGTAATCTAGACATAGATATCTTATCAGCCAATTTATTAAGTTCTTCTGTTTTATCAGGATATTTATCTGAAAATATTTTTGCAAGAGCATGTGCTTCTACTGCATGTCCACTAGGAAAAGCCGGACTATCATCAGTATCTGTCGTAGACTCTATCTTATCAGAAACTTCGTAAGGTCGTGGCCTAGCATATTTTACTTTGAGTTTGATTGTGAAAATATCTATATCTCTAATTAATTCATTCCAATCCTTTCTATCTTCCCCTACAACATCTAACATTAATTTGTTATTGTTTTGGTCTAAGTCTTCCATGCTATCTTCATCAAATTTATTACCTTCCATCACGGCAATAACTTGAAGTATTTCATCTTCGTTTTTTGGATATTTATATTCAGGAAAATCAACCTTAAATGATGGTTCTGATTCTAATAATTCTCTTTTTTTATCGGATAGATTTTTTGGGCCATATTTAGATTCTGCTTTCTTTACAGAGTTACCCCAATTTTTTGCACCTACTTTTCTGCATTGTACTAATGCTCCTGAAGCATAAGCAGAAGGCCACTTCTTGTATCTGCTTCTGACCTTATGGTAGCAAGCATCTTTTTCTTTTTTAAGTTCTTCAAACCACATCAGAAAGCCCCTCTCATAAATGGATAAAACCAAGACACCTGTTTCATGATACCCCAATCGTCACCATATCGACTTTTAAAATTGTTAACCATTTCTTCGGGGACGTTCATCATATCTTCGTTTTGAAAACCCGCTCGACGATTCATAGATACCCATGTCGCTTGTGGAACTTTAGAAGATTTTAATCCTACAATTTTTGGTACACCGACAAATTTTTCTTTTCTAGCATCTAATAGTGCTTTCCAATTTCCACCACCCTTTGGTTTATTTTTACTTCTTGCTTTCATGCCTCCAAAAATAGCATACTCCCCCTTATCGGTATAACCTGCTATTCCAACTACTTCTCCATCAACACTTCTAACAATCCAATTTTCTAAATTATACCAATTAGGTGCATTCCTAGAATATTTATCATCAGGGTTATCTCTGTTCCAATAAAAAATAGCATCGGCTTGAGACACCTCTTTAATCTGTATGTCTACCAAGATACTCACCTAAAATTAGCCTTAAGGAAATAGACCCCCTCCTCAGGGATTCCGTATTTTACTCCAACGTTACTCATCGAATCAAATTCTTTTACAACATTTTCAACATCAGTCGCGGTAATGTCAGTTTTATATTGTGTATTCATATGTTCAATTGCAGTAGATACTGCGGTGAAATCATGGACATTAGATAATCCATAAAACAATGGCTTGCCTAACATCTTTCTAATTTCATCATGGGCTTGTAAAAGTATTACTTCTTCTTTAGCCTTAGTTATTTTCAGGTCTGCTTCTGCTTGATTTATTGTATTCAATAATTTAGCGGCACCATCTACCCCTGTCTTCGGGTCTAAATATGATTGCTTCTTCATTATTAAATGATTAAATATAGATTCAAACGGATAAATTTTCTGTGACTTGTAGTCTGCGGCTAATTCTGCGGTGAGTTTTTTCCCACTACCTCCTACTCCAAACTTCTTATCATTCAAATTTGCTTCCTTGAATATTAAACTTAAGAAATTACCAAACTCTATATTTATTTGCTCTGACATTTCTCCCTCAAAAATATCATCAATCATGTCTGCTAAGTCAGTAGTCTTTTCAAATAATTCTGTCTGCTTAGAACCAATGTTTAATGAAGTTAAAAGTTTCATGTAATCGGCTATCTCTGTTAATTGTGATTTAGTTAATGTCCAATCGTTACTTTCCATTCTTAGTAAGTGTATGAATGGGCTGTTTCCGGCATCAGGTTCTCTAGCAATATTTTCTATTGGTCTAGACCCGACTTGACTAATGAATGGTAACTCTTCATCAAGAGGGCGGTTTTGATTTCTACTTGGTTCAATAAAGTATTCGACTATCGCTTGCAATAACTCTGTAAATTTATCATTGATATCTAATGTTTTAAAATCAGTCAAGTGAGTTTTTCCGGCTCCTGCTCTACCTATTGAAATTCTATCTCTACTAACTCCACTTGCTGAACCTTTAGACCGTCGTTCGAAATCACTTCCAAATTCTATAAACTCTGCAAACAATGTCAAATATTCTGCTACTTCCTTATTTACGTCTTCACCTGAATATCCTTGGAGTGTGGGTATAACAGGTAGATAATAGTCTGAGGTTATTTTACTCTTAAATTTCTTTAGGTTTTCCATATACTTTTGCAATGATGGAATTAAATTATCCATCTCTACTAGAACTAATCCAGTTTTCAATCTACTTTCAAGTTCTTCTATTTCTTTATCAATAACAGCACCCGCAGGTAGTCCGGCCTCTTCACCAAGCCCAAGTGCATACCCATACAATGGGTCAACTCTAATTTTAATCAATGAATTGATTTGGTCTTTAAGTCCCTCCTCTTCATCTTCTTCTGTAATTTTTTGTTCTCCTTGTTCTAACTCGTTCCATTTTGGCACGTCATCTCTAGAACGTTTTCCTTCGGTGTAGATAAATTTCTCTTCCGGTAAATTACCTATGCTCTTTAAGAAATCTCTAAGAATGAATATTGCTTTTTGTTCAACATCTGCTACATCTTCAATTTTTACAGAATCATATAATTTAATATATTGTAATTTATCTACATCAAACTTACTAAATTTTTTCATTTTAGTTTCTAATTCAGGTAATCCACTAGTATCTAATTTACCTATTGCTGATACAAAACTATTGTGTGCTGATGAAAATTCAGAATGTTTATCTTTAATGTCATCCCAATAACTGTAAATTTCTTCTCTCTTTTTTGTACTCTTCATATCTAATCTACCAATAAAGTCAGATGCTCTAAGTGTAGATATAGAATACCGACCCTTACCTTGCTCTTTAGTGTCAACTAAATCTTTTAGTATCATTTTGAATGGTTGCATTATTGCTTTGAAATATGCAGGAATAGAAGTTTCTAAAATCTTTATAGAATCTAAAATATTATCTATCTTTAATGATGGCTTGTAATTGCGCTTAACATAGTTGCTCCATGAAATTGCCCTACGAACTTTTTTCTTACTTGCGAACTGTTCGAAATATACTTCAAAAACTCTGTAATCAGCAGGACGACTATTTACTTCAAACATTCCCAAAATAGAATTTAATTTGGTATCATTCTTTGCTTCATCAATAACTTGAGTACTACTAGAAGTAGTTGTACTGGCCTGAGAATCTTCTTTGGGGGCGGCAGTATTCATTAAAGTAGAAATTAATTTTGCTTTCTTACTACTTGATATTCCAGTTAAGTTTGGATATTTACTATCTAACTCTTTAATCAATAAACTTTGAACTTCATCACTAGTACGATATGAACCGTCAACGTTAGTGGTAAATCTACCTTGTAGTATTCCGTTATTTAGAAACCGTTCTTTAGTTTCTCGTTGAGCATTAGATTTCCTAAATAAGAAATCATACAATGCACTGTCAGGATAGGCTTTCAAGTCAGACATTTTAACTGGTTCTGTAAATTTACTATTTTCTACTTCAAGTTGAGAGTTTAACTTATCTAAATACTGTTGGAGTTTTTGCTTTAACTCACCTTTAGATTCTGTCTCCATAAACATCTCAAATGCTCTTACTACGTCGAATGTTGGTTTCATCATGCCACCCCTATTTCCTTCTGAATCCATTGAACAGGTTCTAGATTGTCTATTTTCTTACCCATAGATATACCCATTCTACTCAGTTCTTTCATATTGTTACCTACGCCGTCTAAAAACAGTTCTCGAATTTTAGGATATTCTTGCAATATAAGGTCTTTGAATTCCTCTGCACTAATATTTCCCTCTTCCAAATCTACTTCGTCAATTTCTTCGCCGTCATATAACTCACTTAGTCTTTTCAATACAATAATAATATTTCCAAGAGTTCCACCTTTGTTCTGTGGTGAATCAAATGTTCTAACATTATCATCCATTACGTCATCTAGAACTGACCAAGCATTTATTTTTTCTTGAGTAAAGAATTTTAACTTATCTATATCTGCGGCAGTTGGCCTATATTTTTTACTAGTAGGCATTAATTTCATACCTTCTAATGCTTCTATTACTAAGTCAATATCTCCTATCTCATCTTCAACATCTGAAAAAGTATCAAACGTTTTAGTAATACCCAATGCTTTTATTGCTTCACTGAAATCTTCTTCATCATCTGACTTAAGTGCTTCAATAATATCTTCACGGACTTCCGCAGACATACCACTTGATTGAGTAACCTCAGACATTACTTCTTGAAACTCTTCATTTGCTTTTTCTCTTACTTCATTAAAAAATTGTTTTCTAGCCTTACCTGCTTTTCTAGCCGCATTATCCCATCCTGAACTACTGTCTCTAGATTGTTGCCTTAGTTCAACTCTTCTTGCAGTTTCTTCTTCGGTCTCATCATTACGACCATAATATGCTTCAATTGATTCTCTATACTTATCATAGATAGTTCGAATTTTTTCATTATCTAAAGTTCCTTCTATTAGTTTTTTCAACGCTGAAATTTCTTCTATATTTCTAGGAGTATAAGCGGTAGGAATGTTCGAAGAATCTAATGCTTCATACTCTAAAATAAATTCTAATGAAGGTAATATTCTTGAACGACCAAATAGTTGTTTAGCATCCTCACTATTTCTTTCTTCGAAATTGATAAATTGAACTTTCTTTGCTTCCGATACTCCTCCTAAAATTAATATCTTTTTGATATAGCGAATAACTACATCAGGTGGAATAGTTTGATTAATTTCTATCTTAGGTACTCCACCGATTTTTAGTATCTTTTTTATTTCTACAAGTTGAGGGTATTGAGTTTCTGAATCATTTAGAATTTTTGTGTTTAATTCTTTACGACTAACAATGTATTTTCTAATTCTGACAACGTATGATTCCTCTTGTTGTAGCATTGCTAGTAAATCAGCGTAATTTGAATCTTCAATTAATTTAGGTATTTTATCAAGTAATCCTTGTCTAGTATTACCTTGACTTGTTTTTCTAGGCTGAGGAGTGTTCAATCGTTCTAACATTTCATCTTTCTTATCTGCAAACAAATTTTTCATAGTATAGACAGTCTTACCTAATCTAGTAGGTTTACCTGATAGTAAATTTCTTGCGGCAATCACAGACTGTAATGTTCTTGAATCTAATCCACCTTCTACATATTCATTCCAAGTTTCCTCAGTGCTAGCGGCTTGAAATATTTTGAACATTGTACTACTACCAAAGTTGGCCGATTCAGAATAATCAGGATATTCTTTAGTCTCTCCTTCCTTGCCAAAATCACCCAATCCCATTTGAGTAGACTTACCTGCTTCTTTTGCTCGACGATTCTTTTCTTCTCTTCTGCGATGGAATTTTTTTCTGTCTTCATTATATCCCATTACCTGAGGTTTAGTTTCCTTAGGAGTAAGTTTTTCATTTTTAAGAATAGACTCCCAACTCATAATAACCACCTAATTAATATGAACCTTGCCATTCAAAATTTCCACTAATCTCAAACCTATCAGAATCTGTTTGATTTTTCATGTCTATAAGAATATAAACTTCACTAGGATTAAACGCATCTACTCCCGAAGGCATATCATCTTCTAATTTGTTAGCATCAAATTTAAGTTTATAGTTTGTTCTTTTGTCATCAAGTGCGGCATCTCCATCTTTGAATGTTACATAATCAAAATCTAATTCCACTGATATAGCATAAGAACCAATTGACTTGACTCCCCAATCCCTAACGTCAGCAGAAAAACTACCCTTTACATTACAACTAATTACTTCTTCTTCTGTATATTCTACATTATTTGGTTTATTAGAAACCTGTATGGAAGGCTCAATCTTCCATGTAATGTCGTACTCTGACTTCCTTAATTCTAACTTTCTTAAATTATTTTTCCAACTCATTGTAACTCCTCCAACTCAGGTTCTAAAATCTCCTTCTTATCTTCCTTCCTTCTTGAAGTTGAATCTTTAGGAGACTTATATCCTCTACCTCGTAAACCAGTTCCTTTTGATTTACCAGTTCTCTTAACGATATCAAACCAACTCATTGTAACTTCTCCTCCATCTTGTTTCTGACATCCAACCAAACATCAGGATGGTTCTGTGCTAGAACCTCCTTGATAACCTGCATCTGATGAACGATGATAGTGTCTTGCCTCTTATGTACCAATTTACCCTTAAATTCTAGTAGATACTTCAAAGACTCACGAACTTCTTTTGCTAATTTAGTTAACGAGTCAATATATTTCGGGTCAGTTGAATCTTCTAGAAAAAGAGTGTCAATTTTTTGCTCTAACCTCTGAACATTCATACTCAACGTGTCAATTTCATCAACTTCTCTTATTGCAATCAAACTTGCGGCTGATTGTTGTACAAGAGGTTTCAGATGTTTGTCTACATGTCGAACAACTTGAACTTCTGAACACCCAATCATATCTGCAACTGCACTTGGAGTAATTTCAGCAGAATGAAGTCGCTGTTCAATGTCTGCTCTCATTGGATGAGTACATAAATTGCAATTAGGGTTAGCAGATTCAACATATCCCGACATGTGATTCCGTTGATGTCTTGCAGAAGTTCCACTTTGCCAATTCATCTGTTGGTCAAGAGCATCCGCAGTATAACTCAAAGATTCCAAGTCTTTTTCTAATTGATTTCTATCTTCATGCATACACAAAGGACATCTTTTCCTTGTAATAGACATTTAATATGCCCCACAATAAGGACACATTGTCATAGACCAATTTTCTTGTTTAATCGTGCGTATTCTTTTACAACATTTCATGCCATCACCTTTACTATTTCTTTCCAATCAGAAGAATCCTGCTTTTCTAACTTCTCTTCCGGTTTTTTATTCTTAAAACCAGCGATTTCTGCCATGTTAGCAATTTGCCTTCTTGAGATTCTTAAAAATACATTTTCTAAATCTAATTTAACTTCTGCACCCAACCACTCTAACAACTTAGTTGACTCTGCATCACTCAGTTTGAAAGAAATCTTAGCCCTTCTAGAATTTTCATCCACTAATTCACGGTAAACTTTACGAGATGCGAAGTTACCACTCGTTTTTACCACATATGCAGGACTATTTACTCGTTGGTCAAACCACCCTTTGAATCCACTCAAGTTTTCATACACCCATCTTGCAACCTGTCCTTTTGATTGCTTACCTTTCAATGCAATATTGAGAGGTTTGTCTGAACGGTTAATTGCCTTGGCTCTTGGAATTGCTTCGATAACCATATTACACATCATCAACAAACTTGGGTGTTTGAATTCTAATTTACCATCACCAAACAATGCTTGCCAAACAGGGGGTTTTGCTTTCCCTGCATTTTTATTGTAGAAGTGTGTAGGTACAACATCCACAGTTTCATTCTTATGTCTTCCTCGATATTTCACATACTTAGGAGTTCTGAAATCTCCAAATATTTTACTCTTACCAGTTATTTTACCATCCTTAGAATAACTCCTAATGCTAGTGAACATAATATTAGCCGGATTTACTTTAGAAGTCCCATTGTTATTTTCATCTAAATATGTTTTCAGAGCAGTAATTGCTACAACTTGCTCATTAGAATAAAAATTCTTTTTTCCGGCATCTTTTGCTTTGCTAACATACTCTTGTATTGGGGCTTCGGGACTGCTTTGACTACCATCAGATTTTGCTCTACCCTTTACTCCCATATTTGAAATAAATTCTAGAATATCTGTTGAAGTTCTACCTGTGTTTAACTTGTAACTAGAAGCAGTTGATGCCCAAGTTTGATACAGTTCTGAAAAGTTAGGAATCTCAGTCTCTAATTCTACGACCAATTCCTCGGAAACCTGAATCTCCTGAGTTTTCTTCTTCATCGGAGTCTTTCTTTTTACCACGTTTTTTCTTCCCCCCGTATTTTACATTGAACATCGCAGGACTGGAAGTTGTGGTAACTGCGCCAGCCATTCGCAGTAAATTAAACCATGAAGAATCTGATACCGATGACACAACCTGTTCCACCTGAATATGCTGAGGACAATAAACGTTGTTCTAAAAACATTTTCTTTTACACGATAAAAACGATTTTTAAATATCCTAACTGTTCACGGAACATTAGGATTTAAAGCCGTTCTAGTTGTATTGTCTTGTCTCCTAGTAATCGGATTTAGTTTTCTTCCGGTTCTTCTTAACTTACCTCTCCAACTTTTATCGTCTTGCATTGCTTGATATCTTCTTGGGTCGGTGAATTTTGTGTTTGGCGACATGCTAGTTGTGGTTGCACCATATTGACTAGTACCGGAACCATCGGCGGATAGTGTCTTAGGAATACTAATTTTTAGTTTCCCGCCAAACATTCCAGTTGATACTTTGTAACCTGCTTTTTGATACAACTCTTTTAATTTGTTTTTTACCATATCGGCATTATTCCCTAAGGCTTTGAGGTCAGTAGAACCAATAGTGTATGTGTCTCCTGCCATTCCTGACACATATGTTTTTGGAGATACTGCAATATTAAACTCAGGAAGTTTAGTTTGGTCTAGTGTTTTAAGATAGTCTTCGATTGCAGGAGTCATAGTCTTTTTTTCATAGGCTTCTACATCGGCTTGTATTTGAGTAATATTAGCACTACGGTCAAATGGTTGAACTTTCAATATACTCTCCCAATCAGCCATTGTTTACCCCACACACCCTCAGTTAATTATANTGTTGATTAATCACATCTCCACAATTCTTCTTGTTCAATTAAATCATACTCAATAAAACTCATTACATCTGACACATCATCATAAGACAACACTTCTCGATAACCGAGCCGTTTTAGGAATGCAACTAACTGATTCAAATTCGTTTCTTCAATCGGCCTAAGAATCGCTATCTTCGGATACTTTGACAAACGCTGATTTCGCCTCAATACCATTTCCTTCAACACGCCATTCTTACGGTGAGCCGCTTTGACATAGTTATTGCCTATGAAATACCAACTTCCCATATCAGCAAACGACGTGTGGGCCACAACTTCATCATCTACGAATTTGCCTATCACGAATAAGTTCTCACAGATGTGCTCAGGATACCCTTTGTCTAACGCAGTCAGGAAATCATCCCCCCAACGAGCCTGAATTTCACTCTCTTTCAAAAAACCTGAAAACCACTCCCCCTGTTCATTGGATTTAACGGGTAGCAATATATTGGTCTCCTTTACTTTTTCAAAAAATGGGCCGGAATTTTTCTACTACTAGCAAAAATTTTTCCCTCCTTTTCTTCCTATTCCCAAGATAAGCATTAACTATCATCAGTTGTATAATCATCTAACGTCATTTGTCTATACACCTTATCGTTTATTGCTTTAATTAATAATGTAACGCCTGTCTTAATTAAATTCATTTTAACTTGTATATCCTTTGGTAATGTACCTGAATTCTGTACATTATCTATTTCTTTTAGTATAGTCTTATGTATACGAGAGGCGTTTTCTAAAATTATCTTTACATCTGTTTCTTTTGTCATAACAAATGAGCGGATATGCAGACAGTAAATGAATCTTACATTAGACTTTAAAATCAAAAGGAAAAAAATTTTTGCATATGGTTGGAGAAATATTTCGGTCTACAACCATATGGTGTTAACTTTGTCTTGCACCCTGTCATGGGTAGTAGAGGCCAACAGAAAAGGATTAACTGTTGACCCCTACATTCATAAAACGCGTTAAAAGGGGGGTTTGTTGCATAACTGAAGTTCTTTACCGCCCATTATACCGCATGTTAACGCGTTATGAGTAGTTTAAAAATCTTGAATTATAATGCCGCCTTCAAATTCAATAACTGTTGTGTAGTCGTTTAAGTCTTCATCATTATTGAAATCTTTAGCATATTGCTCGCTGATATCGGTCAAATCTTTATATTCTCCAAAGTCACAGCATAACGCTATAACATCGAATTCAATTTCTTCTCCTGAGTCTTCTTCAAATTCTTCGAGATAATCAAATAATGCATGTAGTCCTAACCTGCTGAAGTTGTCGGGTCTGATTTTCATAAATACGTCAATAAATCGGTGTCTTGTTACTGTTTCCTTCATGACTATACAATTTAACCTCAGTATATATCAGGTATGACAAAAGTTACTACCATATGGTAGTATTAACTTTGTAAAGCGTAGCGATACTACCTCATCAACTGAGGAGTCATAGCAGAGGTAAATGTTCCATGGCTATTGCATTCATATCCGATTAATTGCTTAGAGTATATTCCGGCTTCATCTAAGACTGATAACGCTGTGCGAATGGCTCATGTAGAACTGTTTACTTGCTAATCATCCCCATTGTTCAAACAAGGCATGGGTGCGAATTACCCAACATTAGGATGCCCTACGCTGGCATCACCTTGCTTTCCCCTTAAGGGTGGAGTGTAAATGAGCAGTTTTACTTCCTGCTCAGGAACGGTTACGTTCACTCTTCTTCCGAAGAGGCTTGTTCTCTTGCTTCTCTAAGCATCGCTATTGTTGATGGCTTACATTCAGAAGAGTGGTTTGAGACAACGTTGAATCTACATTCAATCATTGGTTCTCCTATTGTTTTGTTAATAGACTCTGATGAAACAGTGTCCTCAAAGAGTGCCTGTATCTTACCCATCAAAGGTGTGGGTAAGTCAACAAGTTGTTGTTCTAATACTGAATCTTTCTGTACTTTCGAAGTAGGCCATTCAACAACGAACTTTAAGGTCGTCGAATATGAATAACCTGTTAAGAATACTTGCAGTGATACATCTGTTTCGCCTTCATCATTAGTAGAAAGAACATGCTTATTGTGTCTCCATGAAATCTCATGAGGAACTCCTTCTAATAATAGACATTCGCCTCTCCAAGATGGGGAAACCATTCTTTTTGTCTCAATAGTTACATCCTCATATGTATATTCAACACCTTGGTCATCTAATTGTTTCATTACTTTATCTGCAACATTAATATTAGTAAACTCAAGAGAAGTGAGATTTGCTATTTCTACTGTGTATGAGTATTCTCTTGAAGTCTCTTCTGTATCATCGTACTGAATATCTTCTATGATGTCATCATACTTACCCATGTTGACAATTCCAACATCTTTCAATGCTAAATGTAGTAGGTCTTTCTCGGAGGAGTCAAAACCAAAGTCATATACTACTTCTACTGTTCTTGTATGTACATAACTCATTCAATCAACTCCGTTATTCCTGCTAATCCTACTTTGATTAAAGCAAGACAATCTGCTAGATTATCATCTTTAACTTTCAGTGACTTGATGATAAGAACATGCTCTGAACCTTGCTTAGCATGACCTATCTCCACTGAATACTGGTATTCCTTTTCTTGTACTGCTTCCTGCGACATATCTATCACATTGTTCCACAGTCTATAAGGTAAGGCCGTTACACTCACAAAAGTTACCTTACCATATGGTAGTCAAACTTTGTCCATGGCGACCTCAATAACTGATAATTTTAGTTATTAAGTGCCGTGGGAGAGTGGGGACACTTACTCAGTTGTCCCCCTTGATAGCAGATATGTAACCTGCCTCGATTTTGCCTAATACCGTAGCATTAAGCATATTTGTGATATCGCCCCATGTGGTTAATGGTTTGTTATCGTCATCTTTCCGACCACTAAAAGTTGTGTGGTGGTTGTATGCGTCGTTTCGTAGTGTGAGAACTGTATAATCGTCTCCAACTGTTATCGAAACCATGTCAGCATAATCTTCTTGAGCAGTTGCATCAAGTGTCATAATTCCTGACTTTCTGCTTGATTGCTTACGACCCGCTAGTGGCGAGTCTGTGAATTGTGCTAAGATATCTTTGATAGTACGCGAAAGCCTTACTTGCTCTCTAGGACTATCGCTACCTTGAGCGATGAAGTTTTTGCACATTGTTGCACTAAACTCGTTTACTTCTGCATTTTCGTCATTTACATATTGCAGAACTGAGTCTGCGTATTCATTCCAATTTTCCATAGCCATTTTATTCATCTCCATTGAGTGTGTCGTCTCTCCCACGACAACTATACTGATTAACCACAGTATATGAGGTAGTACTGACGAAAGTTGCACAACCATATGGTGTTAACTTTGTAGCGGAGCGCACACCTCAAAGGTGGCTACTCTGAACATGGGCATTGTGAGTGCCAATTAGCATCGTAATAATCATCACAACCAATGCAATGTATTAGATTACTTCTCATTCCCACAACTCCCATGTATACTCTACTGTTTCAACTCTTATCTTAAGAATCAAGATTCTCACCTTCCCAACCACAGTGTTCACACCATGCATCTTCAAGTAGACCCAAATATGCACCTGTTATTATTACTATTTTATTACACCCTTCACATTCCATTTCGTATTCCATTTACTCTTCCTCCTGTTGCATCTTTCTTTCTAATTGTTCTAGTTTAATTTTATTTAATCTAACTAACCAATTTTTGTATTGGACGTTAAACGCTCTTTTGTCTAGTGTTGGAACATTACAATACCATTCAGCATCTTTCATTCTCTGACAAAACTCAATAGTCAAAGTTTCATAAAAATCTTCATTATTGTATATTGAACATGCCGTGTTACATAGTAACATCCTGTATCTAAACTCTTCAACGGTTAGTTTCTCCCAAACACCCCATCCGACTCCTGCGTTATCTGCTAACATCCCAAAGCCAAAGCCATTGGTCAATGATATATCTCTGTCTGTAAATTCAGTTTGGTTCTCAGGGTGTATTCCTACTATTAGTGGCATACCCATACTTTATTTCAACAGTCTTTAAGGTTATTCTTAGCAAAGTTGCCTAACCATATGGTTGTAAAAACGTAGTTAGAATGAACAGTTGTTTTGGGAATTCTTGGAGGGGTGGTAGGTTCTTTATATAGTGTGGTATAGAGATATAGCCATATAGAATTGTCTACTGTATATTACAGAAGACTTCTAAAAAGTGCGACAGATTCCATATCCGCTTTTATTAGACAACGGCTAGGTGTCTTTATTTATTACTACCAAAATCTGTCATGCTTTGTAAGGGCTAAAACTCACTCCCTATATGTATACTATATTTCGTATGTATTATTCTTATAATATAACATATAATCATAGTCTATATCGTAGTGGTATTACAACTATTCTTATTTTTTATTGATATTCTCAATATTATCGTTGAGTGATAAAATAAAAATATGCGAATATAGTCTAGAATTAATGATTATTATTAATATTATCATATTATCATTATTATCATCATCTATACTACTACTACTATGTTACATATACTACTACTCTCTCTCCCTATCGGAGCGTGATAATATTGATAAAATGATAATATCAAACAAAAACGCTGTACTGCGTGGATGTTCCATTATTATCATAATCGATAATATCAAATTAAATGATAATAATAACATTCAAACACTAACTATGTTTCGAACAAACTGAGGAATAAATATGACAGAATATAAACACAAAACAAATGTAAACGGCAATTCAACCACTCGAAAAAACACGTTAGGTGGGTTGGCTAAAGGAGCGAACATAACTGTTTCACAGAAGATGATAGCCGAAGTTTGCGATGAGATGAAGACCATGCTCTTACAGAAGAACAATCAATATGGAGATTCAGTATTGAATCCCAGTAGGTTCTTTTCTGATGCAGACCAAGAAGAACAAATCAAAGTCAGAATTGATGACAAGTTAAACAGACTTGTTCAAGGTAATGACTCACTAGAAGCAGATGACGATATCATAATGGATTTGATAGGTTATCTGACATTACTACTTGTCTCAAGAAGAAGATAAGTAAATCACACTCGAACATCTACTCAGTAACAACACATTTTGTCTAGCGGCAAATAGTTGAGTAGTCGAGAAGAGGGTTAATCAAATAATAAGGATGAAAGATATTAGAGTTGAATTAGAACGCAGAACAGTAAGACCTAGCCGTTTTACTTAGTATGAACTAAAATACGTTCGTTATGTATCGGAATTACATAACGGCTTTTCGATATAAAAAATAGAGCAGGATAACGTAGATTCGTAAAAATAAATCGCCCGATGGTGTTACCCATCAGGAATTCCCTAACTCGTTGAAATTGGCATAGCACACTTTCCTTCCCCTCACACATTCACTTCGGTTTTCTGAATAAAAAATGCAACTTACAGAAGTTGGTTCATCTCCCCGATGCATTTTTCCGATATCATATTCAAGATGTTCATATTGAACATTACGAGCAGAGTTTTGCATGAATTAAAAAAGGTTAAAACTTATACACACAAGATAAATTGTTGGGCAAAAAACAGTTTGGTATTGTTTCCTTAGTGCAAGAGGTTGTGGTGGCTTCTTACCTTTCTCTGCTAACAAAATAAACAATGGAGGATAATAAAAATGAAAATAACAAGACGATGTGACTTCACATTAGATGACGGATATAAATGCAGTAATCTATTTAATTGCCAAGGCAATAATAATAGAAAGTTTTGTGATATGCATGTAGGTAATTCACAAGGTCAAGCACATTTAACTGGTCATCATGGATTAGTTGAAAGTAGTAACAGATATGCAGTGACAGGTAATGCAGAGATAATGCAAAAATGGGTCAAGCATAAGATGAACATTGAACCTAAAGAACGTAAGAGAATTGAGGATTTAGAAAGGGAAGTTAAACGCCTACAAACCTCAATAGATAAAATCGACACTAACTCAAAAATCATAAGTAGATTAATTAGAAAAGAAATGCGTTCAAGTTATTTTAGAAAAGCAGTCGATGCTTTAATTGTTAAGAGGATTAGAAAATCCACTAACATTACAATTAGAAAAGACATTAATCAGGAGGGACAAGAATGAATATATTTGTATTAAATGAATCACCAAAGACATCCGCAGAGATGATGTTAAACAAGCATGTAATAAAAATGCCCTTAGAAAGTATGCAGATGTTGTCTACGATTGCGACTCATCTAAAATTAAATGCTCCCTACAAACCTGTGATGCTAAATCACCCATCAACTATTTGGGCTAGAGAATCAAAGCAAAACTATCAATGGTTACTTGACCATTGTTTAGCATTATGTGAAGAGTATACCTTTAGGTATGGTAAGACCCATAAAGTTGAGACGACTTATTACGAGTATACTCAAACTTGGGAAGAGGCATTATCTCTTTTACCTGACACAAAATTAACTCCATTTGCAATAGCAATATCTCAAGATATGAATTGTAGAAAGGTAGATGGTTTTGATGCAATGACTACAATAGAAAAGTATCAACAATATTACATCCATGATAAATGGCCTATCGCTGAATGGAAACGAAAAGAACCTTCATGGTGGCCTCACAAACATGAAGTAAAAATGAAACAACAACAAGAAGAACAACTTCAATCAATATTATTAAAATGGGGAATTGTATGAAAATTATTAAGATAATTAGAGATGATATATGTATGGAATGTCATGGAACAGGAACGGCAGTTTCAATTACCTCTGACGGTGAGAAAGAACCTGTCCCTTGTCTGTGTGGGTGTGAACCTACATTTGAACAGTGGCTAAAACTACATGGAATTGAAGTAGAATGAAAGGGTATATCAGATTCACTAACGGTATTGTCTCAATAGAAGAAATGCAAGCATTTACTTGGAGACCGTTAGATGAAGATGACCCTTTAATGAATAGATTCAGAAATAAAGAACATGCTCATATTGAGAAGTTTTTTAGTATTCTGATATTCCTTCGTGGTGGTCAAAAGTTTATGACTGCTACAACAAAAAAGAATTTGAATGATATGATAAAACGATTTAAGTTTATTAATCAAGGTGAACAATATGAATATAGTAATGAAGATGATGAAGAAGAAGAGAGAATCTCTTGAAAGAGAATATAATGACTTATCCAATCTAACTAACGATTGGGAAGAACACACGACTACTTCTGTGTATTCAAATTATAGCATTACACAAGTCGAAAACATGTTATGTGAGTTTTCTCTGTCCTGCCTCGTAGAGAAAGAATTAGTATTCCTTAAAATGAGGAAACATGACAACAGAGACAAATTAGTAAAGAGGCTAATAAAAATCTTTAATGATGTAAACCAAAATTGGTTAACTCCTAAAGATGATTTTAATGGAGCGTATAAAAAATGAAAGAACAAATGAAAATAATAATGAAAATAATGACAAGAAAAAAGCCTAGTATAATGGAAGATTATGCACATTGGTCTAGAGTATTCCAACGTGCTAATTATATTAAAACTGGTGAAATGATTAAACAAGCAGAAGAAGATGGATGGGTGTGGTGAATATGGAGACAGTAGAATTTAGATTAGTAGATGATGCAGGAGTACCACCAATAACAATTACCATGGATGAAAATGACAAACCTAAAGTTATTCTTAATGCTCACCATAAGATATGGTTGGCTATTCATAGGAAGACAATTGGTGGAAGTGCAGAAGCACTATTCGGTAAAATAAATGAACTACTAACGGCTTACTTAATGGAACAGCGAGCATTCGAGAAACTTGAAGAGAGTGAGTTGGAATGAAAGAAGTTGGTAGATGTTCAAAATGCAATAAACATGGAATCCTTTGGGTTTCAATTACTGGGGTGGGCATTTACTGTAAGATGTGTTCTAAGAAACAATATGTAGGTGAATAAATATGAAAATAGAAATAAATGGAAGGGATTAAAATGAATGAAATGATTAGAGCGAAAAGAGAATTAGGAGAGGGTAGATGGGATAAAAAACTCATTACTAACATGACTAATTTATCATTAGCGGATAACTATGATGATGCGAAACACGAATGGATTGCAACCGGAGAAGTTTGGTGGCAAGGTATAGGAACACCACGTCCACCATGGGCTAGTGTTCATCCGAACAAATGTCTATGTCAACATAATATTGTATATCACTTTGAAATTCATAATACTGAGACTAATGTTAGAGAGTGTGTCGGTTCAGACCACATTAACTCTTACATGATTATGAGAGCCATCACAGAAGAGATGGGTATTGATGTAAACGCAATTACTGAGGATATGATTCAAGAGTGGATTGATATCCGTGTATCATCACTCATGCGAGATGCATGGTGGAGAGCAAATGGTGAAGACTTTACTAATATATTTAATGATGTTAAAGAATTAGATTTACGTGTTAACGTTCGAAGAACTGGTAAATATGTATATGACGGAACATTGGGTATTTCTATACCTGAGACACTTATCAGAAAGAAGGGACGAGGACAATTAGGTTCAGCAGATTATGAAATGGCTTCAATTGTTTGGAGATGGAATCATCCCGATAATCCTAAGGCTCAGATACACACTAAAGGATTTCCCAATGAAAAACTAATGTCTGATATATCAGTATTCCACATGTTGTTAAATCAACATAAAGAAACTGTTGAAGCAGAAGATGAAGTGATAGAGGAAAGAAGACTACATAATCTAAATTATAGAGAACAAGTAGCCATCAGAAATAGTGTTATCCGTGAGAAGAAAGTAAAGGAATTCGCTGATTCCTGTGAGTATATGGACATTCCAATATTCAATCCTGACATGGGAATGAACGATTGGGAAAGAAGATTCTTAACAGACATGGAAGGAAGAATACTTCGCAGAAAAGAGTTATCTGAAAGACAAAGTTCTAGGTTAAGAACCATTGTTAACCGTTACTATGATAAGCCAACTGAACGTCAGGTGAATTACCTGCGGGCTTTGGGGTATGATGGAGACTATTCAACCTTAAATAAAGGAAATATATCTAAGTTAATAGATGAACTAAAGGAGGAAAAATAAATGACAAAAAAGAAAGAAACAAAGAAAGAAGAAACAACGACAGACGTAAAAGATGCTAGGATTGCAGAACTAGAGCAGTTGCTCTTGCAGAACAATGCTAACATTCAGACTCTAGTGAACACAGCCAATAATTACATTGGTCTGTGCCAACACTACGAGCAAACAATAAACATCTTGACTGGAAGAATTCAAGAGATGCAGACTGTTAAAGAACAGAATGCAAACAAGTAAACAAGTAAAAAAAAGTAAATAAGGAGAAAATGAAAATGTTATTAGAAATACAAAATGACTCAGGACACACAACGACAGAAGCCAAAGTCGAATCTGTACTAGAACAGATTAACGACTACCCCAACCATTGGGTTATTATTGATGGTATTATGACCGCAAGGGAATTAATATCTGATGTAAATTGGGAAACAGTAGAACACGTACTATTGCAAGAGCAAGTACAAGGTGGCTGTTAGAACCCTTTAGTCTTATCAGTAGTAGTTTGACTGACGGATAGGTGCAACGCCTATTTACAATTTTAAGGAGATGAATAAATGGAATTACAACAAGAAATATTATCAGACATAACTGTGCATATGAAGTATGCAAAGTGGAAACCCGCAGAACAGAGAAAGGAAAATTGGGAAGAAATATGTTATCGAAACAAAATGATGCATTTTTCTTCTATTATGAGGAAAAACATACCACAAGAAGAGAAGTCAGCATTTGTAGAAAAACTTGCGGAAACATACGATAACTATGTTATACCAAAGAAGGTATTACCGTCAATGAGGTCAATGCAATTTGCAGGAAAGCCAATTGAATTATCACCCAATCGTGTGTACAATTGTGCTTACATGCCCATTGACCATTACTTGTCGTTTTCAGAAGCAATGTTTTTGTTGCTTGGAGGAACAGGAGTTGGGTATTCAGTACAAAGACACCATGTTGAAAAACTACCTGAAATTAGATTACCTAATCCTGTTAGAACATATAGACATCTGATTGCAGATTCAATAGAAGGATGGGCAGATGCGGTAAAAGTACTGTTCGAATCTTACTTTGGTAAGAGAGCAACAACAGTTAGATTTGATTATTCAGACATTAGACCAAAGGGTAGTCCTTTGAAAACTAGTGGCGGAAAAGCACCCGGACCTCAACCATTGAAAGAATGTTTAGTTAAAATAGAAGGTATTCTTACTGGGAAAGACAATGGAGATAAACTTAGACCAATAGAAGTTCATGATATTCTTTGTCATATTGCTGATGCAGTATTAGCAGGAGGTATTCGTAGAGCCGCAATGATTAGTTTATTCAGTGCTGACGATGATGAGATGATTACTTCAAAATCAGGACAGTTTTGGGACACTAACCCACAAAGAGCAAGAGCAAACAATTCTGTTGTCTTGTTAAGACATAGAATAAAAAGAGAATTCTTTAACAATTTATGGAAGAGAGTACAAAATTCAGGAGTAGGAGAACCCGGATTTTATTTCTCGAATGATAAAGATTGGGGAACTAATCCTTGTTGCGAGATTGCCTTAAGACCATATCAATTTTGCAACTTAACCGAAGTTAATGTATCTGATGTAACTAGTCAAGATGAATTGAATAAACGTGTAGAAGCGGCAACTTTCTTAGGAACATTACAAGCATCATACACTGACTTCCACTATCTAAGAGAAGTATGGAAGAAAACCTCAGAGAAAGACGCACTACTTGGTGTGTCAATGACAGGTATTGCAAGTGGCACTGTTCTTAATTTAGATTTAGAAAAGGCCGCAACTAAAGCAAGAAAAACCAATGAGTACTATGCTAATCTTATAGGAATTAATCCTGCGGCTAGAATAACATGTGTCAAACCTGCGGGTACAACTAGTTTAGTTATGGGAACTTCATCAGGCATACATGCATGGTGGTCTGAATACTATATTAGGAGAATTAGGGTTCTAAAAACAGAATCAATCTATGGTTACTTGGTAACTAAGTTTCCTGATTTAGTAGAAGATGATTACCATAATCCTAGTCAGGCTATAATCTCAATACCTCAGAAAACTCCTGCCGGAACTGCTATTACTAGAGAAGAATCAGCACTAGAAATGTTAGAGAGAATCAAACGGGTGTCTGTTGACTGGGTAGTTTCAGGACATCGTAAGGGAGTGAATACTCACAATGTATCGGCCACTGTAAACATTCGAGATGATGAGTGGGATGATGTGAGAAATTGGATGTGGAAAAACAGGGACTTCTATAATGGATTATCTGTTTTACCATTTGATGGTGGAGCATATGAACAGGCACCACATGAACCAATAGAACAAGGTCATTATGATGCATTGTTAAGTTTGTTAACTGAGATTGACTTGAATGATGTATTAGAAACTGATGACAATACTAACTTACAGGGTGAACTTGCTTGTGCGGGTGGAGTCTGTGAGATATGAACAAAACAAAACTATTCGAAATTGAAGAATTAGTTATCGACAGTATGACAAATACTGGTGCAAAAGATATGTTAAGAAAAATGTATAATAATATGAGAAGAAATGCAAGAATAACAACGTCAACTAAGTTGATGAATTACATAAGATATAATATTAGATTAGGTAATTCTACCTTGCAAAGCGACAGTGAGTTAGAAGAAATATATGACTTACATAGATATAATAAAAGAAATAATATAGGTGTTAAAAATGAAAATGAAAGTACATTTACCAATAGTAAGGTCTGATAGAGGAAGAGTAGAACAGAGTAGTTCGTTTCTAGTTAAATCAAACAGAAGTTGTCTAAAAAACAAGAGTGGGAGGCTAAATGGCTTTGGGGAATATGATGTTTATGCTAGAGGTAATAGATATAGTAAAATAAAATATCACGAAACTGAGTATTGGAATGTATTTTGTGATAGTATGATGAAACAATTTATCTCGGACAGTAATTTATCGAATGAAATGACTTGGATTACATTTAGGTATTCAGACGGAGACTCGTTAGTTATACTTCGTAGAGAAGGTAGCAAACTAATGATGAACGGGGTTCAGAAAAATCAAAAAGATGTGGCTCTCGCTTTAGCCAAAATTATATCTTTCGGCGCAGAGAATAGAAGTGCTGATGCTATGGACAACTACATTGATAGAAACACTATGTATTCTGCTAATGTATTATATGCACTACAAAACCGTATGCCTTATTGGATTATGCAAGACGGTAGAAGAGTTAATGTTAAAATAAATGTGAAACTAATTTCTAGAGAAAAGGTAGCATTTGAAATAGGACCGAATATTTGGGCATCCTTAGATGTAAAAGAAGCAAACACATTTATTGATTGTTATAGAAATGATACTAAACGCTCTAGGAAATGGGCGGCCATAAGTCCTTCTAATTTATGGTTTAACATGTTTAATGCACATGCATCAGAATCAGAACGAGAACAAATGATTGCTTGGTTCCTTCAAAATCGAACAGAAGATATAGTAGATAAGAGAGCATTTGAACTATTACAGAGTCTTGATGCAAGGTACAAAGAAATAACTCTAATTGATTTAAGGAAAGGAGAGTGGTCTTCTTATGATATATCTACTGCACTACCATATGCTATGCATGTTAGGGGTGAACTATCTGATTGGATAGTATATGGCAATGGTAAAAAACAAGGAACACAACGATGTAGTGTAGTTGATATAATATCTAGTACTGAAAGAGGTACTGCTTACTGTATTGATGATGTAAACGGTAAGAATGTAGTTGGTGACCAAATGGCTACTAGAGCAATGCTAGTTAAAAACGATAAACAAGCAAAGACTCTTGTGAGAACATTGCAGGGTATTGAATACCGAGCATATAGAACACCAACAAAAGACATCAAGAATACAAAATATACAGGTGAATACAAATGAAAACAATATGTGTGGAATGTAGTTGTTTAACCTTTACTTTTAATGAAAGGTTAGGTGAAACTGTTTGTGACGATTGTGGATTAGTACAAATAGTCAGACCATTTGAAGAGTCAGTAAAATGGAGTGATAGTTACGAGCCAACTACTAAATTAGGCTCAGGGTTTAAACCTACTAGTAAACAATATTATCGACTACATCAACAAAATGTTTGGGCTAGTGCAATGTCAGATACTGACAGGAGAACAATCTCTCAGTCAGCAATGATTCTATCTCAATATTCAAGTAAAGAGTTAATGCCAAGAGTTAGTACATACTTAACTTCACTGAATAATGAAAATGTATTCAAAGGAGTGTCTGTTGAATGTCGTGCTAGTGCTTTAACATATTATTTACTAAAGGAAGCAGGTGTAACTGTTAACATTAAGAGACATAGTGATATTAGTAATGTGGATAAAAAATATATTTCACGTTTTGGTAGAAGAATAGCAAAACACTTTAGGAAGGCACATATCTTTTCTACTGTTAACGCTTCACAAGTAGCAACATCAGTACTGGATAAATTAGATAACGTAAGTTCTCACTTTAGAAGTGAGACAATGAGAATGATAGATTACATAGATATGTACTGTGATAGTATTAATATTAGATTTACTAGTAACAGAATATGTGCAGTGATATGGATTGTATCAGTCATGGAAAAAGAAAGACAACACACACAAGAATTAATTCGCAAGGCATCAGGAAACTGTTCTATAATTGGTATTAGATTATCTACTAATGAAATTAGTGGGTGGTTTGGTTTACCCAAAGAACATTTACTTAGCCTTAGCGTATCTGACTTTACAAGTGGGGTATACTAATGGACGACCAAATAATAAATACACTGAAAACTATGCAATATCATTTTACTAAAGTGATAGAAGAATACGAAAAACTACCACAGTTAAGAAATGTAGTGCGAAGAACTGTGTTAGAAGATGCACTAAGCGTTGTGGGTGCAACCATGGATGGAATAACCCATGAGATAATAGACGCATACCACAATACAAAACAACGAGAAATATATAATAATGGTGATGAATATGAAAAGAAGAATGAATAGAAATGTAATGATAATAGGAGCAGGTGGAATTGGTAGTTTTCTAACTCAATTCCTTGAAAGACTTGGGTATAGAATAACTATTTTTGATGATGATTTGGTTGAGTCGAAGAACTTAGCATATCAGAATTATTCAACTGTTGACCTTACTGAGAAGAAAGTAGAATGTCTTGCAGATAGAAATTACCTTACTGGTAGCACATCGAGAATAATAGATAAGCCGTACTTAGTATTAGTTGAAGAACAACTTCAAGGTTATGATTTAGTAATTTGTTGTGCAGATAACTTAGTTGTTAGACGGCTCCTATACAAGCAAGGTTTTGGTAGCGATGCTAAAATTAAATGGTTAGATTTGAGAGCACAAGGTCGCCAATCTGCGTTGATTTCTTATCTAATTGACCCTAATCTGATGACTTCACTTCTTAATGGTGACGATAAATCTTATTCGTGTCAGTCAGTTAAATGGGACGGTACAAATGCAGGAGTTGATTGTATGAATATCGCAATTGCAGGTATAGCCACTCAATGGATACAAAAATGGTTTAATGACAATACTGATGTTAAAGATAGTGTGGTGTTGAACATATGAAATGTAATAATTGTGGAATGGAATTAACAGAACACAGAATTGAGACTGACGACTGTTGTAGATGGGTGGTGATGAGATGAGAGCAGGTTCAAAGATACACGTAGAGTATGAAGTATTGAAATATATAATGAATGAAATAGACTTAACTCTATTAGAACAAGACATGTGTCCAACAGGGGATTCAGTAGCATTAAAACGATTTAACGATGGTGCAGAATCTGCTTCTGAGTTAATTAACAATATGATTGTTAGAAGACTACACAGACTACCAAAGACACACCCTGCTTACAAGGAGAAAGAAGCATGAGCAATTATTGCTATTGTGGTAAATGTGGTTCTGAAATGAAACCCAAAGGATTAGCAAGAATGGAAGGGCTATGTCAATACTGTTGGGACAAGTGGTATAGACAAGAAATTGCATGGCTAGGTAGAATATTTAGAGAGGTGGTTGAATGAAGTACATTTGCTTCTCAATATTAGGTAATACTCTTTGTGGTAAAGAGGATGAATCTGTTCCCGAACACTTAGCAGATAGCAGAAGATTCTGCAATGACTGTGTACAAGTTATGTGGAGAGAACAGTATAGAAGGAATATAACATCACCCTTACAACAAGGAATAGACATAAAGAAAGTACAAAAGGAAATAGAAGAAACAGAGGTTGTAGTTGAAGAACCTAGATTGTCTCCACCGAGACCAATCAAATCACTTCGACATTACTTAAAGGTGAAAGTATGAGTAAAGAAGATGCAAATATAGATGAATTAACAGAAGAAGATATAGGTAGAATCATGGATGTAATTTCTACTGATGGTTATTACAAACAAGCACAAATAGTAAAGGTAGTGTGTCCGGCTTGCCTAGAAGAGTTCATGGGAACAAAACGACATGCAGGTGGCTTCATAGCAGGTCATCGAGCATACCATGAATTTGAAAATGAACAGGACATGAGAGTAATACAAATGGGAGGAATATAAATGAAAACAGATGAAACAGAATATGGAGAAGGAACGATAATAGGATTAGAAATCAAGGATAAAGATTGGAAGGAGGATATTAAGAAAGTATTTTCGCAAATACAATTTAATTATCCTTTCCCTGACCCAATGACAGAAGCATTTTTTACTGTCATTTGGGATAAATCTATGAACGCTTTTGACAAACCTAGAGAAGTACAAGTAATAATTGATGCTAAAGATGAACTATATATTAGTGTAGGAACGCCGGGTTTTGTTAGTTTTAAAAATCAAGAGGAACAACTACATGGTATGAAATTACCATTGAAGAGTTGGATACATACACATCCTTTCGGTCATGCGTTTTTCAGTAGTACTGATTGGAAAACAATACATGGATGGAAAAGATTCTTGCAAAGTGCAACTGTGTTAGGTGATAATGAATTTATTAGTTACGAATGTAATACAGAAATGGCTAAACAAGTTAAGTATGCTTTATATCAACAGTATCCTGAAACAGAAGACAAACCTGAGTGGGTTAAAGCCGCAGAAGATGTATTAGCGGGGGAAGAGGAATGAAAGAGAAATTCTACAAACTAGACACAGATTCAGGAAAGACTACACTGAACATGGCGCAAGTATCTGCTTATACAGTTAAGGTAATAGAAAAAGGCATCTTAAAGAAGAATACATTTACAGTAGAAATACATCTAAAAAGTGGAACAATATTTGTTACACATATGGATGAAGCGCAATTAACAATATGGGAAGACGTGTTCTTCCCTAAAGCAGTGGTGAATAAATGAGAGATGGTAAATTTAACAGACACGAAACAGCAGTAGAAAGAAAACTTGATAAGATAATTGAGTTACTTGAGAAACAAAATAAGTTATTGGAGGAAGAAGAATGAGAATTAAATTAACAATTAATAATAGTAGACAGACAACGTTAGAAGAATACGGTTTTATCTTTAACTGAATGGTGCAACATATATAGCCTTCCGCTATGTCCGAAGTAATGAGTTGAATACAATGACGACTATGAAACAACAAATAATTGCACTATTATTAGTAAGCACAATGCTTACAGGATGCGCAGGTAACATACCATCACCATCTGATATGTTTAGTGATGATGAAATAACGAATGATTGGATAACTGAAACCGGAGAGTTTACTCTTGAATTAAATACTAGTTTAAACGAAACCTTGGTTTATGCACCTACTATATGGTTAGACACTAACTTAACATATGGTGTACTAGAAATTGGTGGGTTAAATTATACAGCAACACATTTGAGTTTTACTGTAATTAATAACACAGTTATATTCAATAACTATTCTTTCGACATGAGAGGATATATTGTCCAAGAAAGTAATGGACAAATGGTATACTGGCAGGAAGGGATGTCACCGGAATTCGGCAATGCCACTTTACATTTCGCCGCATTTCCATTTGATGTAACAGTTACTTACGAAGTAACATACAGAGTATGGAATGGTAGAATATGAAGAAAGCAGTGACTATTAGATTCCCTGCTCCCCTACCTGCTGAAATTGAATGTCCTATTTGTATAGGAAACAAGTGTGTAGTATGTGAATTGTCAGGGAAGATTAAAGTCACAGTTGACGCTAAAGTACCAATTCAAAGACATTTAATTGTACAGTATATTGCTGAACATATGAATGAGATAGCAAATGAACTATCACAAAAGTTTGGACTTATACCTGATGTAGAAACAGAAGATATGTTTGATGTTGAAGGTAGAACATATGAGTTAGTAAAAATAAGTAGCCTTGGTGGTGTTGTGTGGGTTGCTCATAGAGTAGACGCACAAGAATCACCTAGATATTTTAAATCGTGGAAGACATTACAACAATTTAGGAGTGGTTGGCTTGAAGGATGAAAAGATAATAGTAAGAATACCAAGAAACGGTAATGAAGAACTAATAGTTAGAAAAGGTAACTATTGGAATGTTGACGTAATAGACATACGTTGGCATGTTAATGGGACACCAACTAAAAAAGGTGTTAGAATGAACATAGATGAGATGGAAGATGTTCACAAAGGTCTCGAAAAAATATTAAAAATGAGGAATAATAATGAGTTTAGCAAGAATGAGCAGGATGTGTGAGTCCTTAGAAAACGTATCACCAACAAAGAAACGACACATAATATGTGCTACATTATCACATTTCAGTGATAAGGCTACGGCAGTAAAGATATTGTCTAGAGAATACGAAGTAAATAACATCGGTGAAAAGAAGGCAATTAAATGGTTAGCAAAAATATTCGATGTTTTTGAAGATGAAATTGAAGACTCAAGTTATACTTGGATGGATTTAGGTGAAGGAATGAATGAGTTCCTTAGTCAAAACAGACCGGATTCTAATATTAGTTTAAAAGAAACTCTACAATTACTAGAATTAGATTGTGCTAATATTACATCTAATTCATTTCAACGAATATCAGATGCTATAAGTAGAATGTCTGCGTTGGAAGTTAAGTGGTTCATTAGATATTGGTTAAGAACTCCTAGAAATGGTATAAACAACTCAACGATGGGTCTAGTATTACAAGACTATTATTCATTATCTAAAGAAGATAGAATTAGATATTGTAAAACTAATACTATGTCTACTATCGCACACCATTTAGATAACGATAGAATCCCACCTTCCTTAGTTCATGGTAGTTTTGTTAAACCAATGCTTGCAAAGAAATACTTAGGTAAGTTACCTAATAACTTTATCATGGATATTAAATATGATGGTAATAGATACCAAATACATATAGACCCACAAGGAGTAATAATATTCAACAGAAAGGGAAAGATAGTAACAGACCAATACCCCGATGTAGTAGAATCTCTACTAGCAGATATAGATAACAAATCTGAGGGTACTATTATAGATTGTGAAATATATCCTATTGATAGTAATGGAAATCCTAAACCACATCAGACTCTAGCAACTAGAGTACACTCTAAAGATAAACAGAAAGCAATATCTGAATGTCAAGTTTCACTAGTTGTATTCGATTGTCTGTTGCATAATGGTGTGTCTACATTAGATGATAGTTACCGAGAGAGGTTAGCGTGTCTAGAATCGATACTACCAAGTAGATATCTTACACAACAGTTTACTCATGGAAATATAGAAGCGGCTTACAATGTCGCGATTAATAGTGGGTTTGAAGGTATTATGATTAAAGACCAAGATGCCCCTTATGAATCAAAAAGAACTAGTGCATTACTAAAATATAAACCACCTAGAGTAGAACTTGATGTGGTTATAACTTCCGGCCAATATGGAAACGGTAAGAGAGCAGGTGTGTTAGCAACTTATGGTGTATCAGTTAAAAGTGAAACAGGATTCACTTCTATCGGTAATGTTGGTTCAGGTATATCGGAAGTAGAAATGGATAAATTATCAGTTAGACTAAAAAATATAGTTGATAGTTATGCAAATAATGTATACCATGTACTCCCTAGAATCGTACTAGAAGTAACATGTGACGATATAACAAGAAATCAGGACGGTACGTTTGGTATGCGCTTTCCTAGAATACTTAGAATTAGGGATGACAAGCATGCGGCAGACTGTAATACTCTTGCAGATATAGAAGAAATGTGTAGCAACATATATTGACTCTAATGATATCGGAGGGGTATGTACAGCAAAGAGGTGTTGAATGGAATTTTAATATCTCTTGCTAATCCTGAGATTAACATAGTCAATAGTTCTAAATCTAAATTGGGATACCGAGTTCGATTAAGAGTATGTATTAGAGGTACAGATATATTCCTTAGGGGAATTAATCGTTCGCTACTACAACATGAAATAGAATCTAATTACAGAGCAACTGAACATAGCGGAAGACCAAGACCAATCTTGATTATTAGTGGTCTAGATAATTTAACTAGACTATTATCTATAATGAATAATAAGTTGATAACTAACCATGATTGGGAATCATTCAGTGACTGTTTAACTATGGTTAAAGATAAAGAGCATTTACACGTAGAAGGATTAGATAAAATATTACTAATGAAGGGGCTAATATAATGTTATGTCCTAGATGTAATCTTAGAGAAACAAATACATCTATTTGTACGGTGTGTGATATCAAGGTATCTTATCTTAAACCTGAACATACTGAAACAACAGATGATGATATAATAAAATATCATGTACATAAAAGAATAGAAAGGGGTTGCAATAATTGCGGCTCAAAAACCTTCTCGTATGAGGCAGGTGTCAACTATGAAGGCGAACTAAAATGGTTCGTTATGCTAGTTGATTGTAGGAAATGTGGAAAAGCCTACGAAGAAATAATGGAAGTGAGGGCTATCAATGAGTCTAACGATGATGAAGAATAAAAATAAAGCAATAATAATAGTAGGTAAAGACGGAACAGACAAATTAGAAAGAGCATTAACATTTGTATCGGATAATCCGATTATACAATACGCTAATGAATTTAACATAGAAGATAATTATAGTCTACCCGCAGAAACTGGAATTATAATTCGTGAATGTAATTACAAAGCGAATGTAGAGTTGATTAGAAAAACAATTCTTGAATACAAAGGTCAAGTTGTACTTACTTCATTAAACCAAAAGGACGTTTCAAAAAAACTGTTTAATATATGTAAACTTAAACGTGCCAAAAAGCATGAAGTAGATATAATCAAAGAATTAGCACCACGTTCAGAAGAACCACATAACTTTGATGTAGATATATTTACATTAGTAGGAGATTACTTGCGTAATCCTGATAGAGATATTATAATGAACACACTAAAAATAAGCGAACCTTCTGATATACAATTTATATCTTGGCTTGCACCAAACATACATCCAAACAAATTGATGTATCTCGATTCTAAAGTTAAAAGAAGATGGGATAAATCGTATTTTTATGAAATGCTTGCTTATGCACATGACGGTAGAATGTATCGAAAGATGACTCCACCTCAAAGAAAAGCATATTCTGTAATACCGAAAATCTTACGGAAGTTAAAAATGCGGCATTCTCAGGTATATCTTTTCAAAGACCTATTAAAAAACGAGGGTTTTAGAGACTATTGTAGAGAAAACCTATCATCACTTGAAACTAGAACGTTAGGCTTAGGTGAGAAAAAGAGACGAAAGAAAACTACACCAGTTCGTCCAGTGGCGGGATTGTCACGGTGGTTAAAATAAAAATGAGGAATAAATATGAATGAATTATGGACAGAAAAATATAGACCAAAAAGGTTAGCAGAAGTTGTCGGACAGTATAACTTTACTATTGATGCAGAAAGTTGGGTAACACAACGTAATATGCCTAATGTTTTACTTTACGGTATTGCAGGTGTAGGTAAAACTGCGGCAGGTATAGCATTAGCAAATGATATGTTATTAGATAACAAAGATAACAACTTCTTTGAAATCAATGCTTCCGATGATAGAAAGTTAGAGACCGTTAGAAATCAGATTAAGGATATTGCTTCAACTAAAAAAATAGGTGACGTACCCTTTAAGATTATACTACTAGATGAGATGGACGGGATGACTAAAGATGCACAAAATGCATTGAAAAGAGTGATGGAAAGATATGCAGACAATTGTAGATTCATTATCACTTGTAATGATAGACACAGAATAATACATCCACTTCAATCTAGATGTGCTAATTATAGATTTCATAGATTGAAGACACGCACTATGCATTCACTACTAACGAATGTATTAGAAAGTGAAGGAATTAAGCATATAAGTGGAGATGATTTGGAAATATTCATAGGCTCCCTACATGGAGACATGAGAAGAGGGCTTACTGAACTTCAGGCTGTAACTTACAGTAAGTCCTCACTTATTAGTCAGATAGATAAGAACTTAGAACCTTACACTGAAATTTTACAAATGATAGATGAAAATAAATATGAAAATAGTTTAGGTAAGGTGCATGATTTGTTATATAATTCAGTAGACATGAAGACTGTATGTGTAAATATGCATGATGTCATTGTAAAAACTGACATGCCTCAACCCAAGAAATTCAAATATCTTAGGGTCGTCGGAGAAGCAGAATATAGGAGCACTAACATGACTCCAAAATTACTTGCATCTTGGATGATAGGACAGATGATTTAATGATAGAACTAATAATCGGCATTATTATATTGAGAGGAATAATAAAAATACTGGATAATAATAAGAGGCGATTTTAATGAGGAATAAATATGAAAATGGATTTAAACAACGATGGCGTAGTGGACATTAAAGATGTCGAACACTTGCTATTAAGATACGAAATAATAGCGTTAGGTGGAGCATTGCTGATTGTTCTACCTGTACTTAATACGTTAGATTATATCAGCGTAGATTCCAACTTCTTTTGGATATTGTGTGGCTTAGTCATGCTGACAGAAGGACTTGTAGAAATAAAACACGAAAGAAAAAAAATAAGAAAAACGGAGGAAAATGAAAATGAATGATGAAATAAAAAATGAAATTGAAAAAGCGGCAGAACTGCTAGGGATGACCCTAGACGAAGGGATGATGAAGTTCGAGGAGATATGCTCCAAGAACAACATCAATCCTGTAACCGAGTCTTTATTGGCTCGTAGTCTATGGAGACAATTCTTTAGTAATTCTAGAAATGCACTAAAGAGACAACAGACACAACCAAGTACTACCCAAGGTAGCAACAGTCTATACAAGAAAGCGTTTGGTTTCTTTGTATCGTTAAATGATGCAATAGATATGTCTGCACGTAGTCGTGAAAGACTAACTAATGAATATATTAGAGACAGTGATATGACTTACTCTCTAGGAAGAGTTGCTATCTTTACCGAAGATGGTGATGGTTACGAAGCACGAATGATGCGTGACGGTGAAGAAGTTGTTAAGACAATGAGTAAATTACCTGATAACAATGTAGAAGTTGACAGTGGTAGATTTATTGTTCCACTAGATTCTCGTCAAGGTGATTGGAATAAGAACTACGGTAAACCACAACCCAAAGAAGAGTACCAAAGAAAGGGAGTCTTTGTAGGTGAAGTGGATGGTAAAAGAGGTAAGTACTTCTTCTCATATAAGAAAGAAGCATCGAAAGATTTTGCACCAAAGACCTTTGAGTTTATTCATTGTGATGTAATACCTAACTCTAACCGAGAAGATATGATACACGGAGGAGCAAAAACAACTCTAGAATCTCTAGTATACAATGCAGACCTATCAGATGATTCAGAAATGAAGAGAGATGTATCTACAATAAAGATACAAGATGTAATCATGGAATATTGTGAGGGTAATTATAGTCCTCTAATTGACCTTGATAGATATCATCAACTTTCAATGAACAAAGCAAATTGGGATGACAAGTTTGTGTTTACAGATGGAACTGTTAACAGCATCAATGCTACCCCTACATCTAATGGGAATAGGATTCTTAATCTAGATGACTTGAATACTGACTTTGACTTTGATAACGAAGGATGGAGCGGAACCACTTGTTGGATTCCACCTCATCTAGAAATCAATTTTGGAATTGGTTCTGAGGTAATAGTTGTAGGTAGAACTTCTCAAGGCACAGACCAAGAAGGTAACATGAGACCTTCAAGTATTAATGCAACTGGATTATATGTAATCAATAGTCGTGGCGGTAGTCCCGAACAAGTTGATTATGTAGAGGAATCCGAAGACTGGTTCTTTGACTGAGGTGTTAAGGATGGAATACAGTATGGATACTGATTCCAATGGAGGTCTCGTTATTCATGGGAGAAGTTATGCTTTTTCTATGGATGACGTAGACTTCCTAACTTGGAAACACAATCCCGATACAGATGATTATTGGGTTAAGTTTCACTTTGAATCTAAAGATGTAAGAGTGAAAATATGTTTAGATAATTTCAATGTTCTATTGAGAGCATGGAAAGGAATAGAATTTATTCCTGATAACTATAAAAATGGTGATAAATATGGGTTGGACAGACAACGATAAAACAAAAGCAGTAACGACGAACGAATCTGATAAGGGGCAATATGCACTTCGAAAGAAGGCTATGCTTCAACGGATTAAGGAATCACAGGAGAACAATGAATCATTCCTGTGTCTTGGTATTTGGGGCGAACCTAAATCAGCAAAGTCTGCAACAGCATTAGACATGCTAACAGACGAAGACATAAAGAATGACAAACATGTTCTAGTGTTTGATTTCGATAATAGAGCAATAGATGTTAAGCGTAACCATTATGGTAACAATGAGAATCTAATTGTCTACAATCCTATTGTTAGGAAAGAAGGCAGTTTAGTTGACTTTGATGAAACTATGAGTAATGCAAGAGCATTCTATGCTTTAGCAAAAGAGTATCTTGCAGAAGATAAACTGAAAGCAGTAATTGTAGACGGTGCAGATAAACTATTGACAGACGTGTGTGAAACGTATATGCGTGAGAAACACAATATGGATGCTGACACAGTAATAAAACAACCTCCATATGTTTGGGGAGATAGAAACACACCCTACAAGAACTTCTTGCATAAGCAAATATTAGAAATGCCTTGTCATAGAATTGTCATTGCACATTCTAAAGATAAGTATGCAGGAAACCCTAATCCTGTTGGCGTTGAGGCTAATTGGCATTCAACAACAGAAGATGTTTTCACTGCTACAATTCGTATGCAGAGAGATGTTAGACAGAAGGGTGCGGTATATACTGCTATAATAGAAGCAAGTGCTAGAAAACCTGAGATGATTGGACAAAGAATTAAAGTTCTAAGTATCAATGATGGAACAGTAACATGGAACGGTTTACCGGAAATTAAAGCCGGAGAACTTTGAACGTAACGTAGAAGTGGTTGGGGGGAAACCCCTAGCCCTTCTGCCTTTTTAGGAGGAATAAGAATGATAATAGAAATGAACAACAAAACACTAACAAACGCACTAGAAGATGTATGGATGAAAGGAAAGTATCACAATGGAGAGTCAGCAAAGAATAGTCAATTGACAAACTACGCTTTATTAGAACTACTTGATGATAATGAAATGCATCTATACAATGCCGACAATCAAACAATCTGTCGTGTATCTGTACCTGTAATAAGGCAAACAGAATCAATGGATGAAACTAACATGGTAGTTGTCGAAATAGATAAGATGCTTAAGTATCTTAAGACTTTCACAGGAGACACTGTTCTGTTAAATGCACAGGACTTCATACTCATACAAGATGATGGAGGAGGGAAGAAAGCCAGTCTTCCATTAGTAGTAGAACATCCTAATGCAAGTATGATTGCAAGAATACATGGGTGGAATATATCTAATGAAGAACCCAAGTTTAGTGCAGTAACATTTGAAACAATTATAACTACTGGGTCTAATGTACTTACTGATGCAATCAAAACTTGTGATGTAATTAACAATGCAAAGTATCTATTTAATACAGATGGAGAAACATTGCATATCTCTAGTAGAAAGACTGACATCGATAAGGTTGATGTTCAAGTATCGACGTTATCTATAACAGGAGAACCCGCAACCGTAGAAGTTACTGGGCAGTTTCACAAGTTCTTTCGCGGCACTGTACCTGTAACTATTTACTTGAAAGATGAGTCTCCTGTTATTTGGCAGGGAACAGACAGATTGTTAATCAAAGCCCCATATATTACACGGTGATTATAATGATAATATCAAACACAGACGATGGAATTTTACTTCGTTGGAGAGATGAGGACGAGAACAGACAAGAAAGGAACGTACCTTTTTCGGAGTTCTCTCCTTACTTCTTTGTGAAGGCATCTTGTGGATTCAACGATTCAAGAATTAAGATTCGCGATGGTTCTTATAATCAACAAAAGTCAATATTTGTATCTGTCTATTGTCATGAAGGAGATTGGTTTAATCTAAATGGTGAGAAACTAATCAAAATTACATGGGAAACTTTTCGAACTCGATTTACTAAGGCTAATAAAATGAAAAACAAAATAAGGTCTCACTTTGATAACATGGGTATTCAAACTTATGAAGCAGACGTAAGACACCATTATCGATATGCAGTAGATAAAATATCTGAAATGCCGCAATACCGAATGAGAAAATGGTATTGGGATATGGAATGGATGCAAGGAGGAGAATACGATGGAGCAATTACTTGTATTTGTTTATACGATAACTATGACGACGAGTATTACACACTTACTTGGAAACCAAATACTAATGAATCTGAAAAGACAATATTAGAACGATTCGTATTAATGATTAATGAGAAAGACCCTGATATGTTAATCTCATGGTTTGGGTGGAAGTTCGATGTACCAAAACTAATTCAAAGATTACATGCTAATGATATAGACCCTAGATTAATATCTCCTATTCAACAAGTAGATGGTGTCTCTTGGTCTATTAAAGAAGCAAGTAGATATCTAAACACTAAACAGATAGAAAACTACTCACCTATTGGTCAACCAATAAAAGGTAGAATCTGTGTACCTTTAGATTTAGCATTTGAACGACAGTGGAACGATGCTCAACGCGGTACTCTACCATCATTATCCTTAGACTATGTATCTGAATATGTATTAGGTGAAAATAAACTAGTCAGTGAAAAGTTTCCTGATAAGAACGAATTCTTTAGAAGGGGTTGGTTAGAAGACAGTGAAACATATTTAGAATATGCACTGAAAGATGTAGAGTTAATTAAGAAGATAGACGATGAGAACCACACAACTGAGGCAATCATCTCTTTACAACTTTTACTAAAAGCACCATTCGATGCTTGCTTCTATGCAAGTAACATGGGTGGAATTTATTTCATGCGTAATGCCTCATGGAAAGCCCCTACTGGAAAGAAAGGAGATAGGGTAGACTATGATGGGGCAATGGTATATGACCCTCTTAGTGAAGGGACAAATGGATTACATTTTGGTGTAGCGGCTTTTGATTATGCACAACTGTATCCATCTATGATAATTGCTAGAAACATATCATGGGAAACAAAATCAACTAATGTAACTGAACTAGGTGTAAACATAGCAACACCCAAGGACTTCTCAGAGATTAAAAGTAAACAGATGTTATATTACAAAACGGACAAGTTAGGATTACTCCCTAGGTCAGTGATTGAATTAAAAGACTTAAGAAACAAATACAAAAAACAAATGAAAGAAAGTGAAAGTAAAAGTGAATATGTTAAATGGAACAACAACCAATTGGCCGTCAAAAGATTGATGGCGAGTTTCTACGGGATAATTGCATTCCAAGGATTCGGTTGGGCAGATGTAGATTTAGCCGCTAGTATTACTGCTAGTGCTAGAGAAGCAATCAGAGCCGCCGCTTTTAAAGTGAGGGAATTATAATGAGAAATAGAAGACAATGTAGATGGTGTGGTAAAATAAACCCATTTGGATTTGATAGGCGGTTTAAATGTGGTGATTGTAAATGAGTCCCATAGAAACGGCTAACATTAATATTTCAAGTACAGAATTTGAAGAAAGTGAAGACTTAACTCCCTTTCAAGTGAGAAAAAACATAGTTTTACTTCTATATGGAGATTTAAAGACGGTTTCAAGACATGTAGGTAAATTTCTTGTCGGGATTGTGTTTATTTATGGTTTATTTTCTATATTACAGGATGTGAACTTAATATGAAGGTAGTATATGGTCATACTGATTCTATTTATGTAGATATTGAAGACAATAGTATAGAAACAGCAAAAAAAATAGTAGATATACTGAATGAACACGTTCGGAAGTTGTTTCCTAATGTACTAGGTCTAGAAGAACATCCTGTTACACTAGAATTTGAAAAATACTTCAAAACATTAGGAGTAGGAGCAACTAAAAATAGAAATGCAGGATTAATAATTTGGAAAGACGATAAACACTTAGAAGAAGAAGAGTTTACTATGACTGGCTTCACTGCGAAGAGAGTATCTAATACCAAATTAGCAAAAGACGTTCAATTAACTGTTCTAAATATGTGGATTCAAAATACACCTGAAAAAGAGATAGTAGATTATCTAAATAACATGTATAATTCTGTACTACACGGAGAAATACCTATTTCTGACATACTCAAAAGAAGTAGATATCGTGAAGAACGGTTTCAAGTTGTATGTAATACTTGCAAACAAACAAACAGTATGTTTGATTTAATAGAAGAAACTTGTTGTGGTGCGCCTAAATCATATCAAACCATTGGCGGTAAAAGACCAACAATAGGTTCAGGAATAGAAGGAGTATTATTCAGTAGAAGTATTGGTTATCAACCGATAGATGATTCTTTCTTATTCTTACGGATAAGAAATTGTAATCAAACCTATCTTAACCCTATTATAGATAAGATGGTTGTTCCTAATTATGTTTCATTTTTACTTGAATCAGATTTCACAGAAGGTAAACTACTGAATTTTACTCCTGATTGGCAACACTATGCTGATTCAGTGGTTAAAAAAGCAGAGCCAGTGTTTAGAGCAATGGGTTGGGATTTAAAACAAATAACAAACGACAGAAATCAAATGAGGTTAGATGAATGGTTCTAAAGTCACTTTACAACAGTCTATCATGGACTAATAAGAGAAGAGTAGATAATATAAAACGACTTACATCTTCTTTTTCAGTATGGATTACAGGATGGCTTTCTTTTTATAAAAAAGAAATTAAGTCTGATGTTGGTAAAGTTAAAACAAAACTATCATCTAGTAAAAATAAAACAGTACCAGTTAGACGCGATAAAAAACAAGTAATATTCTTCGATTCCAAACAATATATTGGGTTGACTTATGATAAGGGTGTAATCACACTCATATCAAAACCTTCTGAAAATTTAGTCGAAGAAGCAAAAAAAATAAACACTACTGTTGTTGAATTTCAACAGCATGGTAAAGATTGTACATGTATTGACTGCATGAATATCTTTATGCGAGAATTAACAAACGAAATGTCACAGAGGAATAAAAATGAGTAGAAGAAGTAGTAACACAAATGAATACACGTATCAATGGAATCCTGAAACATATGGAGATGAAACATACCCGATATTAAAAATATCTAAATCATCTCTTGGTTCGTTTCAGTGGTGTCCAAAAAGATATGAATTCCAGTACAAGGAAAGACTACCGATTGAACAAACAGAAGTTATGATGAAAGGTAGTATCATACATAACTCTAGAGAAGCATTTTTCAATGCCTTTGATGTAAAGAAAGCAGAAGGATTATCCTATAATGAATTAGTAAACTATTGTCTAAGTCTACATCCTATTGATGATTATACTGAAATGTATGAGGCAATGTCTATTTTTGAAGCAAATAGATTTATTGAAGCAGTAGAAGAACAGTCTACTGACCAATTTCTTCCTGTGATTAATGAAGTAATGTTGGATGCAAAGATTACTATTAGTAAAGATGAAAACCCTAAGTATCCATTAACTAGAGATTACACTGTACACTTACAAGGAATAATAGATAGAATGTTCAAACAAGATGGGGACAAATACATACCCATGGAATTGAAAACAGGAGGTTGGAAAGACTGGAAAATGACCATGATGAGAAAAGAAATGGCCTTCTATAAGATACTGTTTGAACATACTCCTAATGATAAACTAATAGAAATGGGATTAGACCCTGAGATACCAATATCACATTGGGCTTGGTATTATCCTGCGGCAAACCATATTTATGTTGAACCTGCAAAGAAAAGCAGTATTACTGCTGTTAGAAAAGGTATTGCAGAAATGATACATTCATATGAATCGGGAATATTTCGTACTAAGTATTTTGCAAAGACCTGTTCTAATTGCAGTTTCTTTGGTATTTGTGATGCCGCTAATACAGAGAGTTGGTTTTAATGAAGAGTAGTTGGACAATTAAAATGATATATATTATAGGAAAAATATCTACTACCATTAGTAGATTTAATAGTAATAGGTGGAGAAAATGAAGTGGAAAGAATACTTTAGAAGAAAGAAAGAATACAAAGAGAGGAATAAAAAATGAAAGATAAAGTAGGAAAAATATTAAGTTCTAGAGAATGGACGTTTGCAGATTTAACTAATATGAGGCAACTGGTAAAAGATTTTTCAGAAGAGATATATACACAATTAGACTCTAAGGAGAAATTATCTATTGTATGGGAAGAAGAAATATTTCAAAAAACTATTAAATTTGGAAATTTCTTTCAGAACCTAGTAATAGAGCAAATACAATTACAAGTAGCAAGTACATTACAAGAACAATTACTCAAAGCAAATGTAAACTTTAGTAATAATAAAAATAAGGAGGATAATATAAATGAAAATACCAAGAGAAGTGTGGGCAGGAAGTCATCTAAAAAACGCACCACAAATGAAAAGATTAGTAGTGCAGAAGAAGAGTGAGTTTATTGAATGGTTTAATTCCTTTAATGGGAAAATGAACTGCTATACAACTGTCTATGATTTTTCTGAGTTTGTTAACGGTATTAAACTAAACTATTCTGTTATTAGAGATAGAGCCTTCTTAGATTTTGATGCTCATGATGAACCATTACAAAATGCATATGATGACCTAAAAAAAGTAGTTACTAAATTAGTAACTGACGATACTCATTTCAAAATGTATTTTAGCGGTAGGGGTTTCCATGTATTTGTTTTTGGGGAAGTAGTAGATGATATCCGGCGCATTCAGCAGTATTATTCCCAAATCAGTGATGGTGTGCCTACACTTGATAGGACTGGTATACAGACGAATCGTCTAAGAAGAATACCTAATTCAATGAACTTAAGTAGTTCTGATGAAAATGGTAATCCATATTATTGTATACCATTACTCATAGAAGACCTAGAACAGCCACTAGAATACATTTTAAATCTAGCCAAGACTACTAGGAAAGTGCAGAGCAATTATGGAACTAAGTTGGTAACGTTTCCTACAATAAAATCAATTGAGATTAGTGAAATAGAAATAGATATACCAACACCAATTGGTAGACTACCGATACTACCTTGTTTACATAATGCTATTACAGTAGAAAATCCTAGTCATTATGCTAGGGTGTACTTAGTTCAATGGTATAGAGACTTGCTAAGTTTAGGAAATAGAAACACTAATTCTGAACAGTCAGAACAAATAACTGAAACTATAATGGAAGAGTTAGAACTTATCGCATCGAAAGAAGACCTATGGTTAGATTGGGATTACAAAACTACTAAAAAATATGTTAAGGGTATTGTAAATAAAGGATACAACGCGCCGTCTTGTAGTAACGTTTTGATTCCTCAGGGCTATTGTATTGGTAAATGTTGGAGGTATAGTGAATGAATTACTTAAGAAAATATACTTGTAAATTATGTAACAGGACATTTGAAGGAGTTGGGAGTGAAGGCATTGGACATGTATTGTCCAAAGGTGGAGTTTGCTGTGATGAATGCAACTACACGAAAGTATTACCTGCTAGGTTTAGAGGTGAGCATTTATGAAATTATTAATAGATAGTAGAGAAAACTCAGAGTTAACAGAATTAGTAATTGAAAATTGTGATAAGATGAACATTCCATATGAAAAAACATGGATGGATGTTGGGGACTATGTGTTCGCAACAGTATGTGTAGAAGCAAAATCTTCATTTGATTTTTTACAATCAGTAATAAATAAAAGACTGTGGAATCAAATAGATAATATGGATGCAACTTATCTAAGTAACGTAGTTATTGTATATGGTAGTTTTAATGATGCATTAGAAAACTATCTGACATATGTAAATACTGGACAAAACAAAGGCAACCAAGCGAGAATGTTAAAGAATAAGTTCGATGGAGCGTTTGGAAAAATAATATTAGATACTGATTGTAGTATCGTTTGGGTTAATGACGCTAGAAAAGCGGCAAGACTTATCTCTGTCATCTGTAAAATGCAACCGATAGACAGAGAAATACACATGCCTTCTCTTGTTAGAAAGAGAATAGCAACAACTGATTTGAGAATAGATGTTCTCTGTACAGTTAAGGGTATAAGCCCAAAAAAAGCAAAACTCCTAATTAATAAATTCGGTTCTATTATGGAAATAGGAGAAGCCTCAATAGAGGAAATAAGTCAATTAGAAGGCTTCGGTAAAGTAACTGCCAAGCGTCTTATTGATGTATTAAATACCGAAGATAAAATGGTGATATAAATGAATGAACAAAATGAAAATGAATATGATGAAGATAGATTATACTACGAGGGGCTGTCAGAACAGAATACTTCTCAGGACTTAACAGGTGATTTGTCCTATCTACAAGCAAAAAATAGTTTACCTAAGATAGTTGAACAATTCGTAAAAAGTGCGGCAGACATGTCGAAGTATAATGAGATACCTGCGGCTATTGGTTTCTTTGTTATCTTAGGTCAATTAGCAAAAGATATGGTAATCATACCAAGTGGTACTAGGAGAGACGATACAAGAATACAATTTATTTGGATGCAAACCTCAGGGACAGGTAAAACAGAATTGTTTAATTTTATTGGACCTGTTGCTAACGAAACGTTTAGATTAATTAATACTAAACATCACACTCATTACGATGTGTTTGGAGTTGACGATTCAACGGATGCGGCTTTAATCGGTTCTATGGATAAAGTTAGAACAGAGGTTGAGGATGAAGACGGGAACACTTCTTGGGAAGAACAGCATGTTCAAATCGATGGTGGTTTCGAAGGTAGTGGTTTAATTGCATATGATGAATTTGAATATTCAGGAGTATTCAAACAATCACAACATAAAGAAAACGTGGTAATGTATCTAAATAAACTAATGAACACATTACACGGTGAGAATTGGATTATCAAAAAGAAACTTAAACAAGGAGATATTATAGAATGTAGAAGTCAAAGGAGTCTATATGCTACTACATATATCCCAAAGACACTAACTAATATTATTGCAGAAAAAGGAGTAATACAAAGAACATTAATTTACATTCATGAAGTTCCTCAAGTAACACAAGATGAACTAAGGGAAATGATACTTGATGAAATAGGTACAATCAAACCTAAGTCTGCACCAATGTTAAGATTCGCAAATAACTTTTCTGTAATCTATGATACACTGAGAGAAAGATATGAGGATGCCGGTGAAGATTCATTGAGAACAATTAATTTTGGTAGAGGCTTTAATGATGCATTAAAGAACGAATCTAGGAAGATGAGAAACTATGTTTCATCAAGCAGACCGGAAGTATTCGAGATTGCGGGAAACTTCATAACTAGGTTAAATCAAACGATGACAAGGCTTGCTGTATTGTGTTGTATTGCGGAAGCACCTAACATTCCTGACAAAGAAAAACGCTTCATTGTCACTGAAAGACATGTGAGACAGGCTTCTTCTGTCATTCGACAATGCTATAAATCGTTGGTGACGTGGCTTGATGTAGCCTTGAAGGTGAAGTCTCATGGTTTACATGAGCGAGTAAACGTAAATGCATTTAAAACCGCATATAATAAGTTAAGAAAAGAGAACGATGAAGGTTGGGTGAATAAGCGATTGATGTTAACTAGAGTAGAGAAAGACACTAAGAAAGGTCAGGCAACCGTTTACCGTCAGTTCAAGGAGATTTCAGATATGTTTGAGACCAAAAAGATTGGTGTTAGGACGTATGTGAAGATAAAAGATACAAAAGGAGGAAAAGAAAAATGAGTAAAAAAGATACATATGAACACAACTTTTTAGTTTTTAATGTGAGTGATGGCCCGAAAATAATAAATGAATCCCTAAATACATATGGGAAAGATGGTTGGTATTTGTCAACCATGATAACTGTTGGTGGAGGTGAACACTTAGTTGCATGGATTGTTAAACCAAATATATTCCACGCACCTAATCCGGCAGAAGCACAGGCTAAAAAACTAGCAAGTCTATGGACAGGTAACGAGGGCGACACAGAATGAATGTTCTAGCATTAGATATTGAGACAAAAAACTATGCACACGAAATAGGTGGATGGAATAACACACATTTGTTTCAAGTATCTACGGTCTGTACATATGATGGTAATCATGGAACTGTTTACATTGACAAGCCTATTGGTTCGATAAGAAAATCTAATGTTACTGTTAAACCACTAAAACAATTAAAGTTTGATTTAGATGCTCACAGACAAGATGGTGGAGTATTACTTGGACACAATATTGTAAACTTTGATTTAGCAGTTCTAAAAAATGCAATGGATATCTATTGTATCAAAGAATATTTAGATAAGAAAGCATACATCGACACTAGTAGACTGTTAACTAAACAAACAGGAGAGCACTATGGTTTAGATAATCTATGTCAAAACACAATGAATGTGGCTAAACTAATGAGTAGTTCAGATGCTCCTAAGGTTTGGAAAGCAGGTAAGTATACCGAAGTAGCGGATTACTGTTTGAAAGATACTGAAATGGTATATGACTTATGGATACATGGAAAAGAAAATAACATAGTAAAAGGATTCTCAATAAAAGAAGAAAAATTAAAAGAATTGGAGGTGAACTGGTAATGAGTCCGTATGAATGGATGGGTTGGATAGTCTTCGTCATAGTAATTTCTTTGTTGTTCTTTGCGGCATTCGGTAATAGTAAATATTCTGAATCAAGCATAGAAGAGTACATGGATAATTTAATTGATGAAGAACGTGGTCGCAATGGGTCTCCGTAAAATTTGTTTTCATTGCTCCAAGGAAACTATTCCAAGGAGAATAAGAGGCAAAGTTATGGGTTCTTCAGAGACTCTACAAATTTGGCAATGTAGAGAATGTAAAGCGTTGTGGTCGGATAGATGAGTAATATCATCGTCTGACCCAACGCCTCAGTTTTTTTTTGGTTTTTTAAAAAACCGTTTTTTTAACAACAGCAGTTCACATAAAACCGCAATGTAAATTAACTACTTAGTGTTAGAACTGCACTATGGATAGTTGGTATAAGTTAATACTCAGCATGTTTGAATCAGATGAATATTGGTAACTATGGAAGGATATAATAAATTTTGGTTATGGTTTTTTAGAAAAATAGGAATAATCATTTAAATTAGATAAAAAATATGCTACATAATTATATGGGAACTGTGATACGGTATATGATGTTGGAACAGATTCAAACCATGAATCCATTTTATGGAGTATGTATTACTTGTGAATGGTTTAGATTAATTGAGTATTCTAGTCAGGGTTGTTTCTGTTCTTATTGTGGGGCGTATGTATGAAACAATGGCTAATTAGAAAATTGATTGCATTAATGGGAAATGTCTATGTTTGGTTAGACAGGAAACTAGAACACCCTAAAGGTGAAGTTCTTGGTTTAAAAATTGATGATGATTTGGCTAAGATGTCAAGATATGATTTGTGTTGTCATATAGAAAATAAATTTGATTTAAATAGAGATGCTTTTTGGAGATTAGAATCAACTCAAAAAATACGTTATTGCGCTCAAACTGCTAGAAACATTTTGAATACTAAAAGTTCTAAGGTCTAAGTCTGTATGTGCCTACATCCTTCACAAAGGAAGGTTTAGCAGGTAGTTTTTTTCCTAAATTGAATGGTGTATCAATAGTCTCAGGCCAATCTCGCAGGTCCATTCTATATCTTCTAACCTCACCTCTCTGTGCAATTGTATATGATTCCCATAAATCAGGCAATACATATTTATCTGATTGCAACAATAGTGCATTTCTTACTCTTCTCATTTTATTCCACATTAAATCCATATCTGTTTCTGCCATTTAATCACCTCTCTACGAAATATGCTGATATTGTTCCTCTTCCCACATATATGCCTGACTGATTAGCCGTAGTTGAACGGAATACAATAACATCACCCTTGTTGAAATCAATATCGTAGTCACCAGTAGCAGATACACCATGTCCGTTAGTAGCAACAGTAGCGGTAATTGCAGTATTACTAACTGCTGATTGAGTAGCAGTGGCCGAAGTCGCTTTGTATATCTGAACGGTAGCACTTGCTCCTGCGCTTTCAGAACCATCATTTGCACAGTTTAAGTGTAAAAACTTCAAGGTACAATTAACAGGTAGTGCAATACCTTCATTCTTAGCGTTACTAGATGGTGCATCTCCTATATCAGCACCGTTACCAAAAGACCAATGGAAACCATTTGAAACACCTATATTTAATTGCCAATTACTTTCCTCTGCTGTAATGTAGAAAGAACCTGTACCTGTTGTTCCGTTAGGAAAGTCAACAACTCCTGACGAATTACCTGTTAACCATGTAGGCGAACCAGTACCTGATGAAATCGAGAGTTGGTTGTCTGCATCAGCCGTCACATCTGCCGCACCAATAACAACATTTGCATTACCAGTAGTGATATTATTCCCTGCTGAGTATCCTAGCATGATATTGTTTATTCCGTTAGTTATCACATAACCAGCCGTACCACCAACAGCAGTATTTTGGCTACCTGTTCCTGAACCCCTAAGTGATTCTGCGCCGATGGCTACGTTGTATTGACCTGTTTGGGATTTCAAGGATTGAAAACCAAGTGAAGTATTCTTGATGCCTGTGGTCACGCTTTTCATCGAGGAATCTCCAACTGCTGTATTCCATGAGCCGGTTGTTATTTTTTCTCCGGCTTGAAAACCTGTACCTATGTTGTTGCCGCCTGATGTTACATCATTTAAGGCACCATTACCAAGAGCAATATTCAAAGAACCTGTTGTAGTATTATACAACGTTGAAGGCCCAATTGCTACATTGTTGCCTGAAGAAGTCATTTGATGACCATACAAAGCCATTCTACCTATTGCTACATTACCGTTAGAGGATGTAGTTACGTTAGCATTTCCTTGACCTGCATATTGACCAATAAATGTATTACTTTGCCCCGGAGTCCATAACCCTGCACCACCACCTATAATTGTTGAAAAAGACCCTATCGCTGTTCTATTACCGGCATCTGCGCCAACAACAGTAACCCATGTTTGTTCACCACTAAGTGTTCCTCTATTACCGGCATTTGCGCCAACAAATACATTCTTTTGAGCATTATTGCCGGTATTTTGCCAGTATTTACCTGCACTTACTCCAACCATTACATTTGAATGACCTTCCGCGTATTGACCTGCTGTTTGTCCTATTGCTACTGTATTACTTGGGTCTGCCGCTTCACACAGCGCATTAGAACCAATTACTACTGAATCGTGTTTACTTCCTGTTATTGACGAACCTGCATTATATCCAATCAACACAACTTCCCTACTAGTTGTCAAAGCATCTCCTGCATAGTTACCAATAACTACGTTTTTCGTACCGCTTGTTAATGTTTTAAGTGCATCTTTACCTATCCCTAAATTGTCATTGGCACTACTTAGTGTGCCATGTGGAGGTGCAGAATTATCAGTAGAAATTAGCATACTGTCTGTAAAGTTAGTAATATTACTAATTACATCCGTTAAACCATTGAGGTCAGAAGCACCGCCAGCAGTAGCCCAAGTTAATGTTCCACTACCATCAGTCTGTAAGACCTGACTTGCTGAACCATCAGCCGCAGGGAATGTGAATGCTTGATTGAATGTAATCGCACCTGCTGTCGAACCATGAATCCACTTGGTTCTGCCTAATCCATCGAATGATGAAATCATCAGTTCTCGGCCTGTCGTAGCACCTGTCCCTGACCCGCCATCATTACCGATGATGATTTTTCCATCACCCGTTGTGATGTGGCCTCCTGTCTGATAACCAATGATAACGTTGTAAAGTCCTTCGGTCACAGAAGTTTGGTCAGCACCAATGATGATATTTCCTGTTCCTGTGGTGACTTCTCTTCCGGCCTCATGACCGATTAGAACATTTTTATTGCCCGTTGTGACTGATGTTCCCGCACTATGTCCTAAGAATACTGAGCCATCTGCTGATGTAAGTTCATCACCAGTATAGTTTCCAATAGCGAGATTCTTTTCTCCACCGGCAACAGCACCACCGAGAGCGTCATAACCAATTGCTAGGTTATCGTTTTCTGTATCTGCATTGTCTAAGGCATTATTACCAATTGCTATGTTGCGTGTTCC